TCTTCGAAAAGGGTATCACTCTCGTCAAGTATTCCCACATCGTCATACACGATGATTCTTGCCTTCTTTTCCATATCTCCTTCCTCTTATCCTAGTATTGCCATCAATATCGTAAACAGAAAGATGAAGAGCACAAACCATTCCTGCTTTGTCATTTCTTACCCCCTTCCTTATTGAATTTGTTACCGATAACTTTGTATGAAAGAATGCTTCTATATAACATTTCCCCTAAGGTATTTGGATAGAGAACAGGAAAATCTTCAGCTACGATACAAAAGCTAGTGTTTCTTTGATTCCAAACAACCTCGAATACTCTGCCAGTTTCCTTACATCTGAGCAAATCGTGCTCATAGATAGGAGTTCCGTCACAATCCTGCGCTCCAGTGGACTGGCAGATGGTATTAAGGTCTATCGAACATTTGTTTGTTACACCAATATTAGAGTTATGAAAAACCTCGTTAGGCTTAATAGGATTGCAATCTATCCACTCATCTGTTCTTATTCGCTTTGCCTTGAAATTGATTTCACTCATCGCTCCCCTCCTTCCTCGATTACTCCTATCGGCTTGATGTCGTTAACTGTCTCATCCTCGGTGAAGAAAGAAACCTTCATGCTATCGCTAACATAGCCCATAGCAATCACGTTCTCTCGGCTATCCTTGATGATGCAAATATCACCTCTCACCTCGTTCTGAGTCTTCAAATACTTCACTGCGGCATCCTTCACCGCCAAAGGATTCATTTCCTTTGTAATCGTCTCCCCTGACTGAGGGAAGACGAAGATAAATTCTTGCTTGTTCATGATTCTTCATTAATTAAACGTTCATACTCACCTATAGTTATTTCTATGAGGTCTGAATTGTCTTTGTCTGCTCTGATACTATCATCAAAATAGACAAAACAATACTTACCATGACTAAAGAGCTGTGTAATCGTAACTCTATCACTCCATTGTTCATTAACTCCCAAATCTTTGAAAAGTTCAAAGTGATTCGTAACCGCATTGTAAGACTTCAAGACAGCAGCTATATGTTTGCCTTGCTTAGTTCTCTTTATTGGGGATATGGCAATAAATGAGCCTTCTTTTAAAAGAGCCTCATCAATCTTCTTCCATATTTTCTTGTCCAACTTATCCCACTTGTCCGGAGTTACCCATATTGCAGTAATCTTATACTCTCGCAGCAAGCTGCGGTTAGGCTGGTAACCTTGATACTTCTCGAACTCAAAGTTAACAGCTTCTTCAACTCTCTTGATGTAAGCCTTGTACTCTTTTTCCTCGGCTTCGCAAACGCTCTTGATATGGTTATAAGCTTTGCTACCTTCTTTTGCTTGATACATCATAACTCACTATTTTAAAATTCAAATAAATCTAGTTGTACGTATCTCTGTTTCGGGAGAATCTTTTCTATTTCCGTCAACAACTTATTGGCATTCTTGCAAACTGAGTTGTTCTTGTTTGTTTCAACTTTGATTTGCCTTTGCAGCCAATCTTTTATCCATTTCAAAGCGGCAGTAATGGCGGCTTCCTGCGTGCCGTACCAATTCGGATTGCTGAGATTGTTGCCCCAGCATCCTCCTCGGTCAACAAGGGCATATCGGATTCCAAACGTCCACTTACCTCTCACTAATGCCGTTGTTATGATGATGTAGGTCATACCCGAACCGATTTTTGCAGATTCGTCTGGGTTGATGCAAACACCATACTCGTTAAACTTATACCGCTTGCTCATAGTTTACTCCACTTCTTTTTCTGTTAGTACTAACTCATCGAACATCGTGCTACTCTTGCAGGAGCAGCACCACGATGCTTCTTCCTCGTCTTCCGTTACCTCATAGCAGTCGGGATATTCTTCCTTGTAGAAGCCTAGGATCTCATCCTTTTTCTCCTGCATTCTCTCTTTTGCTGCGGTCTTGGTGTGGAAGACTCCGGCAACATCAACGCTAGAATAGTCTTGATTGTCGTTGCCGTGCTGAACCAATACGAATACTTTCTGCTTCTTCATATTACTCGCCCTCCTGCTCTTCTACATCAAATGCAACACTCTCCAGCTCGCCATTCTCCAAAGCGCCTAAATCGTACAAACGTCTTGCGGCATTCTCTGCGTCTTCGGATGATGCTGCGTCTAGCGAAACCTTGTAGGTGATTTTCTCTACAATCTCTACTACATACTTTTTCATATAAAATCCTTTCCTTTAAAATTAATACTAGGGGGCGGATGGTACTTAGCAACCATCTGTAGCGGCTTCTACCGCATTCGCCCTATATAAACAACTAGCAACAACTTCACTTGATGCGCTCTAGGCAGGTGTTCTTGCTTGTCAGCTTCCCATTCGTGAGATAATAGCTCTCACGGAATGGGGTCTGTCTGATTACAAATGTTGTCTTGGCTCTGTACATATTGTTAAACCTATCAACATACGTGGCTCCCTTGAAGCATTTGATTACTATTACCATATTCTTAGTCCTGCATTAAGTTAGCTACAAGTTCATCCGTGGTGGCGAAAATCTCTTCGAGGTCTCTAGTCAGATAGCCACCTTTCTTCGTCTTCAGCACTACGTGAGCGTGCATCTTCAAAGAATTGATTTTTTTGATAATCTGTTCTCTTTGAAATCCTATCTTTGGTGTTCTGCCGTTTGTGAAGTAGTACCCAATGTTGTAGTACAACTGCTCTGCCATATCACCATAGAGAGCGTTTGCCGCATCGTCTCCCAAACTTCCTTGTGCCAGGGAAAGATAGACGATTTCGCCTTCCACTATCTTGTTTTCGTGCATAGTGTAAACGTGCTGATGGAGATAGAAATCGCATAGTAAGTTCGTCTTGGCATTTCTCTGCACACACCAGTCGTTTACGAGGGTCATACAAGCGTAAACCTCCTTGTCATCTGCGAGGTCTTTGGCGATGCGGTCGAACATTTCCTGCTCGGTTGGGTTTCGCTCTTCTCCGCTCTCATCATCAACGATGGTATAATCATCATATCCCCATCCTTCCTTGTCAACAAGTTCAAGCCCTGCGGCTTGTGCCTTCACTACGTCTTGGATAGTGTTAATCTCAACTCCTACCAAATTGCTTCCCATTTTAACTGCCTTATTTGTCTTCATAATCTTATCTCCTATATTTTTTGTTTGTAACAATGAATTGAATTGATGCTATTAATATCTATAAACTTCTTGCCGTCACTGCTTTCAACAATGAGTGCATTCATATATCGTTCATAGCGGCAAATTTGACCGAGGTACGGTCTTACTTCCGTTGTTTCGTTAATTCCGTTGATAAGGATAATAGTACGATTGTTATTTTCCTTATTCAACTCAGCAGCGTAATTAATTACCTTCTGCACTAATGCTTGGTTCATATTCTTATCTCCTATAATTTAAATTGTTACTTATTATTGTTAACCATTCTAGCGGCATAGGTTCTGCCGATAATCTTGTTAACTTCTGCCTGCTGCGGATAGTCGGTGCAGTCGGCAAAATCCTCCTGCTCCTCATAGAAACGTGCTGCGCTCTTCAATTCGTGAAGGCTGGCTTTGGTGTAGTCCTTTGCCGGATTCACTTGGCGAAGATTCTCGCAAGTTCTGCAATACTCGATGAAGTCCACAAGCGATTGCTTCTCCTTGCTATCGTCCTGCGTTCCTGCTGCCATAAGTGGTAGGGCAACTATCGCTGCCACTACCAAAGCTATCTTAATGCTCTTCTTCATTGTCTTATCAGTTTTTATATGTTATATCAACGATATAGGGTAAAGCGTGTTGCGGCTTGTTTTCCTCGTTTGTGTACTCGAATTGATGAGAGACCTTTAAGTAGCAAGAATTGTATTGTGAATAGTACTTATTGATGGTCTTCTCTATCATATCTTTGCCTATCTGTTCACTACGCTCTATCTTCCAATAGTGGATGAATTTCTTATCCCATACGTTATTTGCTGTGTCATATCTGTTAGCTATTGCCACAAGTCCGAAATCGGGATTGAAGAAGAACATCTTACTACCTGTAAAAATAGCGTCTATTCGGTTGCGTGCCGTCTTTGTTACTCTTATTACTTCCATACTATTCGTCCTCCATATCTTTAGCGTCTCTGATTCTGTACCCTGCTAATGCTCCAAACAAGGCGCATAGCAAATAAATTGTAATGTCCATAACTTAAATCCTTTCTTTTAATTGTTATACTTGTGCGGCCTCTAGGCTTGAACTAGATGTGCTCCTCTATTCGCTGACCGCTACCAATTTTACTTCTTGCCAAAGTTGAAGATTCTAACGAACTTGTAGAACGTTTTGAGGTCACAAAGGTAGAAAAGGTCTTGCAAAATATACTCCTTACACTCTCTGTTGCACTCTCTGTAGGTCTCCTGCATCTGTGCTGCGGTCTCGTTGCCGCATTCAAGCCAATACATAAAGATGGCTCCCAAACTCTCATAGTCGTTACTGCCATCGTAATACTTCTTCTGCTGCTCGTAAGTCTTATTCTTTCTCATAATCGTATCTTTTAATCGTTCAACCATCTAGTATTTGTGATTCTCGTCTGTGCGCCTGCAACTCTGTATTCAGCTGCATCTTTCTTCACTTGGGAGTATGATGTTTCCTTTTTGTCGTAAACACTTTCCTGCTCCCATCCATAGCCGTAGTTAGTCCAGATTGCCCAACCATAGCAGTATTTATTCTTCTTTGCCATAATCTCTTAATCATTAATCTTGTTAACTAATTCTTGCATGCTAGCAAGTTTGTTTAATGTCTGCGAAGATAGGGTAATACCGCATATCTTCGCTGAGTTCTTGATATTCATCGCCTTATCTAGTAAAGCGAGAGTGATGATGCAAATATCATCGCTCGTTAGTGTTATTGTCTTGTCCATAATCTTATCTTAATCTCATTATTGTTGTTTTAAAGATAACCTCACAACTATCTGTTGACTGCTCAATACTTTTGCGCTCGTAAGTTGTGTAATAGTTATCGTATCTATCCTTACTGCGTCCAATATACTTGTAACCAACCTTGTTAAGGTTTCGTTTCAGCAACTCAGTTTCTTTGTCGCTAAGATGCTTTGTGTATATTGGCTGCATTGTTACTCTGTCCGCATATCTTTCGATTCTGCGGAAATCTACTATATTATCTGCCATAGTCTCGAATTGTTTGGCGTGGGGAGGGGCGTAGCCCCGTGGGGGCGCTGCCCCCTTATCTCCCACTAAAGTTTGCTTCTTATCTGTCCTAATGAAACTCTTTCCTTTGGAGTGAGGTAGATGCCGTTAGCTCCTTCCTCACTATTTGAAACCTCGTGCAGGATATATTTAAGTACCCACAACTGGTGAGCCGTTAACTCTATCTTCTTGTTTGTTGCCATTGTTGTTGCTATTAAATTGTGAAACATTAAAGTGCAGGTGTACGTTTGCTCCCAACGTTCACAAGCTATATGTGACCTAGCTCCCTCACTTAACGTTCGTGGGTCAACGTGTTTCGATATTTCTCTAGTCTAACACGACTAGCGTTTTTCCATCTTTCGTGATGAGTGTTTGAGACTTCTTTGCCTTTGTGCTTTGAGAGTGTCACTAACTCGGTGTACGTTGTCCTCGGTGTGTTATAGAGTTCTACCTCTCCGTATTGCTGACTAACACTATTTATATAGCGGTTGTTTCTCATCAATTCACTAATGTGCCATCGCTCCGCTTTTGAAACCAAAACCAACTTGATTTCGAGTGCAAAGATAAAGCAAATACTTTACCCCACCAAATAATTAGGCAAGAAAATACTTTCCTTTAACGTTATTTAAGTAAAGAAACAGCTTTACTTTATATAATAATGTGTACCTTTGCAGTCATTAACAGAAAGTAAATTGTTTATATGGCACTAAGAATAAAAGAAATTATGGAAAGTAAAGGGTTTACCAACACAACCCTTTCACAAAAAATGGGAGTAACAAAGCAAGCGGTTGGACAGATGGTTAAGGCTGAATCACTGACAACTGCAACGCTAGACAAGATTGCTGAAGCATTGGGCGTTCCTACGTGGCAGTTGATTGCATCGCCTAAAGAGGTGGCTACAGATATTGAGGAGAGCAAGGGCGGCTTCTCTTCCTTCATCCGCTACAAGGGCATCCACTACACCGCTGATACGCTCGAAGAGTTCTTCAAGCAAGTGGAGGAGATTAAAACAATTGCAAGATGATAGTACTACAAGTTATTATGTGGCTCGCCTTCGGTGCGGTCTCACTCCTCGGCATCGCCTATCTCTTTCACGCATTCGGGAAGGAGAAGGAAAGCAATAATGCATCTGTGAAGTATGCAGGATGGTTCCTGCAACTGATTATCGTTGTATGCTACCTGCATTCGGTGTATCACTTCGGCAAGTGGCTGCAAGATTTGTGGCGCTAGCCCCCAGCTGGCGTGGGGAGGGCGCTTGCGCCCGTGGGGGCGCTGCCCCCTTATCTCCCCCGAGGATTTTATTCTCCCTTCTCCATCACCTACAGAGAGAGACACACAATAGAGAGAGAAGAGAGATAGAAGAACACACCACGCAACACTCACGCAACACCACGCAACACCTTTGCCTGCAAACCCTGCAAACCCTGCAAACACTAAGACTTGGTACGGAGAAGGTATAGAGAGGGTACGGAGCGGGGCTAGACTGCATCCATCGGGCTTCTTCCTAGATGAGCGGTAAATCCTGCACGAAACCACGAAAACTACGAAAAACCCACAAAATCAGCCCTAAAATGCCACAAAACGGCTCTTATATGGCTCAAAACTCACGAATTTGGGAGAAATCACGACCATCTGCCCGAAAATCGCAAAAATCAGCGAAAATGGATTGAGTTAGCCTTGATTGTACCTGCACAACATTCAAATGTAGCGTTAAATCTTCTTAAAGCCTTTCTTATGCGCACGTGCGTACCTATTAATGCAAATGGGCTTTTTGTTTGCAAAGTAACTTCATTTATGAAATAAGAAATAACTTTACTCTAGTCTTTTATTCACCCTCAGGAACGACTGAGACTAAAACCCACAACATCAAACACTTGTAGTTTTATTACATTTAGCACTATTATTTACAAAATGGGTGATTCTTGGAGGTGCGAGGGAAAAAGGTTTGGGGTGGATTGCGCCCCGACAAACAGACTAGTGATTGGAGGGTAAATTTTCACGACCGGAAACACGGCAAAACGTATCGCCAAATATTATATATTTGCCCTCGTAAATCAAATAATTGCAATTATGAGTGAAATTTTAGCAAGAATCCCAAAGAATTTGACCTCTTCCCCAGTGCTTGGGGAGAAGAAGGAGTGGGTATTGGGTGCTGCATCCTTGGCGCTTGGTATCGGTTCGTCTCTGTTCGGTGCTAACAAGGCGAAGAAGGCGGCTAGACGAGCACAAGCCGAGAACCAGTACAGAACGAACGCTGAGAAGGCTTGGTACGACAAGAACTACAACACCGATTACCTTGATACGAAGGCAGGACAGAACCTTATGAGAAGAGCGCAGGAGGTGCAGGATGAGTATGTTCGCAAGGCTGATGGCGCAGCTGCCGTTGGTGGTGGAACTGCTGCAAGCGTGGCACAAGCCAAGGAGAGTGCAAACAAGGCGATGGGCGACACGATTGCCAATATCGCAGCGCAGGACACTTCACGCAAGCAGCACGTTGAGGATGCTCATCTTGCCAACACTCAGCAGTTGTCTAGGGAACGTCAGCAGATTGAGCAGCAGAAGGCGCAGGCAACGAGCGATGCAGCCCAAAACGCTTCAAATGCCCTCTTCAATTTCGGTGTGAACCAATTGGGGTCAGAACTCGAAGGAGCTAAGTCGCAGGGTAGCAGCAAGTTAGCGAATCCGACACCGACCCTTGATAACAAGAATGTAACAGACATCAGCACTGGGCTATCACACAAGGCTGATGCGAACGGACTTTTGAACCCGAACGCATCCAATAACCAGTTGGCTGGTGGCACGATGTTGGATGAAGCGGTAGGCAACCTCAACAAGAAGAAGCCAAAGGTTCCTCACCTAGGAGTGTAGGGCTGGGAAGGTGAGGAGCGAGCGACTGGCGAGACAAGGGCAGGCAAGGCATAGAGGGGCACCCCAAGCCCCCCACCCCCTTTGACCACCGTTTGTAATTATAGTATATAAATACATAAATAAAAATCCCGCCACCCCCACCCCCTCATTTTGGATTTCGGTTTTCCGATTTTCCCCACCCCTAATTTTTCGAGAAGTGTTAATGAAGTTAAAACATGAATAACATGAAGATATTAGAAAGAATCAATAATTTATTTCGCAAGGAAGGTGACATAACAGATGGCTACCATACCTTTGATGAGTTGTACGATTATCGTATGCTTTACAATGCTGCCTTTTTCAACTTCCTAGCATCGTTACCGGGCAATCCTTATAACGTTCACATGTCTTTTCGCCACTCTGATGGAAAGTTTTGCTTTGATGGGCACTGGTTTATCGTGATGGCAAATCTTCCTACAGGGCAAGTAAGCAACCATTATAACGTCTCTGATTTGGGATATTTTTACTGTGTACCTTTGCATAAAAAGGCAGATGTGTGGGACGGTCACACTCCTGAGGATGCAAAAGAGCGCATCGCAAAGTACATAAGAACATATCAATTCAGAGATATTGTAGAGAAGTTAAACATTAAAACAAAATAGATATGACATTTGAAGAAGCAAAGAAGATATTAGAGAAGGAGTTTGCAGTGATTAACCTTCACAAGTCAACGGAGCCATTTGAGTTTGACGATAGCAACTGGTTTGGGTATGAGAAGCCTTCTGTGCTTGAAGCTTTCCGTGTTTTATCCAAGGAAGGTTATTATATAACCATTAGCGGACATGATTACGATATGCGTAAGAAACGTTTGGAGAAGGAGTACGAAAAGAACACCAAGGCTCCCGGTTCTGCTGAGAACCTCATCAAGGAAGATTCAGGCGTAAACCCTGCCCTTGCAGAATCAGCCACCCAGTTCAACGATGCCTTGTTGGATGAGCAGGGAAAGAAGATTAAGCGTCTCGGCAATGAGATTACCCGACTCAACAAGATCATCCACAAGAAGAACCTGAAGATTGAGGAGTTGAGAAAGGAAAGCTCTAGACACCTAAGAGGAAAGATGAAGATGTTCGGCGAGAATTTTGATTTGGAACAGGGGTTAAAGGATAAGAACGCTGTTTTGTCTGACGTTGCAGAGGAACTTCGCCTTTCAAAGATTCGTGAGAAAAATCTGACCGAGTTATGCCAGAAGTATATTAAGGCGAATGAGGAGTTGAAGGAGAAGCTTGCCAATAATGTTGTTGACAAGATTGATGCTCAGGCTTTGAAGAGTGCCGAGAGTGCTCTCGCTTGGAAGGAGAAGTTGATTGCAGAGAAGGATATGGCGATTGCCTACAACGAGAAGATGATTGCCGACTTGCAAGAAAAGCTGGCGGCTACCAAGAAGGAGTTGGAAGGAGCAAATAATCTGGTTGAAATAGTTCGTAAAGGTTCTAAAGAGTATTGCGAATATGGTATTGCAGCTGAGAAGATGATTCAGAAGATGGCAAAGGATATTGTTAATGACAGACCAGTCTCCCCAAAAGATTACGAGCAATATCGTCTTTGGGCGAAAGGTTACAGATTCAATCCTCAGCTGCCTGAACGTACCAATGAAGAGGAGAAGAAACTGAATACGGCAAAAAGTACTCTCGATGATTTGAAAGAGAAAGCTTATAATTCCTTTAACGCAAAGGCGCATAATCTCGGACCCGTAGGAAGCAATGACGGCAATGGTATTTACGAACAGATGGTTGGGGTTGATATTGCAGAGGAAGGTAGAGACCATTCTGTTATTATTGCACAATGCTATAAGAATATAGCAATATCAAAAGACGAAGCTGAAATCATCGAGCGCTGCACGAAGAACGGCACGGAGTTACACTATAGTGAAAAGGATGGATTTACCTATACAAATGTGTTTGGTGATGAAATACCTATTATATGTCTTCGTGGTATGTGTCAAGTATTTACTGATGAGGAAATAAAAAATATGAAAAAGTAAGCTATGGCAGTAGTAAATAATCAGAATACACAGCAGCCTAAGAAGGTGCCCATTACGATTAGTGGGTATCCTCAGGCTGTAATTGATATGGTGAGGGCTAAACACACTGATTATGATAACGTGATGGGATTGGGAAACCAGACTATGCTGGGTGGTCCTAGTGGGCAGATTCCGGCGGTTGCTCCACAACCTATGAATATGAACGTGTTTCAGCAGAATGGGGGCGTTACCGGCAAGCTGGAAGCTCCTGCTGTTCAGCCTCAGCAGACTCAGCAGGCACAGCCGGCGGCTTCTTCTGTACAGACTCCCTATCTTGGTGATGCAGCAGAGAAGACTCGGCAGCCTCAGACCAGTTTCGAGGGAATGCAGCAGCCTCCTACAGGATGGAAGGCGGACGGTACACCAAGCTATGATGCGCTTTCTTCCGCTTTAAGTGGCTATCAGACGGCACAAAGCAAGCAGGTTCCAGAGTTCCAGGCAGACCCTTCCCAGAGGGATGGCGGCTTCTTCGGGTGGCTGGGCAAGCTGATTCCCAAGAGCCGACCGGGCATGCGTGAGGGTGAGACTCCTGAGGAGTATGACCGCCGAATCACCACCAACAGAGAGCGTATTGCAGCATTCGCCGATGCCATCCGTCACATGGGCAACATCGTGAATACTTCCAAGGGTGCGCCTATGCAGGTGTTCAACGACCCTACCGCCATGATGGAACAGGGCTACCAGACAAGAAAGGCTCAGAGACAGAAGCAGGATGCCATTGATGCTGATGCGGATTACAAGCAGGCAAATCTTGACCTAAAGAGTGCTGCCGCCAGAGCTGATCAGGCTTACAAGCTGTATCTGGCAGGGCTTCGTGGCGATAATGCCCAGCTTGCCAAGGATAAGTTTGAGTACCGAAAGGGCAAGGATGCGGCTACCGCCCAGTATAAGCAGGAGAAGGACCAGCGAGACTTCGAGTATAAGCAGGGGCGTGACAGGGCAAAGGATGAGCAGACCAACAGAAGGCTGAACATTTCACAGTATAATGCTACCCATAAGGGAAGCGGACGTGGACGATCAGGCGGCGGTGGAGGCTCTTCTGCCAAATACGTAACTTGGGATGCAGAAGGCAAGCCTCATTACGCATCCAACAAGACCATGTATGAAGCAAATGAAGCTTACTACAACGGAAATACTTCTGGCAATTCATCTACTTCAAGCAGCAAGGAAGTGTTCAATAGGGATGGCTCAACTACAAGAACCACCAATAGACAGGGCGGTTCCTCTGTTGCACAGAGAGCAGGAGCACAGAGAAGGCAGAGGGAAGAAGCCCGAAAGAGAGCGGCAAAGCCTGCCGGCAAGTCGAAGAACGGCTATAAGAATACAAAGAAACTTGGTTTATAAACATTAATATATAATATATGGCTGGAGATAAATTTGACCAACTTTATAACGCCTTGAAAGCCGATGGCGCAGTATCGGGAACTAGAGAACATTTCAGACAGTTCGTGTATGCGCCTGGCAAGCAGGGCTATCATAACAGAAAGCAGCTCTATGATGCGCTTCACGCCGATGGTGCTGTTTCCAGTAAATCGTATGAGGAGTTTGCGCAGCGACTCGGACTTCACGCAGTAAATCCGAAGCCTCAGCAGCAGAAGCCAGTTCAGCCTGTCAAGAAGCAGACAATGAAGCAGAGAGCGCAGGAAGTCGCAGCTCAGTATCAGAAGGCAAGGCAGCAGAAGGCTCAGCAGCCTAGAACGGCTACTACTTCTGGTACAGACTACATGCAGAACTGGAAGTTGATGCACATGCGTAACGACCAGATGAATCCGATGCAGCAGGCTCAGGCTAGCAATGCGCGCGCACGCATGCAGAGAGCACAGGAACAGTCTGCACGTCAGGAACAGCAGAGAGCTACCCCTATCAGCAGAAGTAGAATAACCACTACTGCCAAGAGCTTCAATGAGACAATGCAGCAGCTTTCTACTCCAGAGGCTAGACAGGCTAGAGCCAAGCAGCAGAGAGAGGATGATGCAAGAACTCTTGCTCAGTATGAGGTGGAGGGTAACAAGTTCGTAAGAAATGATGGAAAGACCGAAGGTATTTTGGGTAATGATCTTCTCAGTCTGGTTGATTCTTCCATGAATGAGGCACAGGAGTTGACACGTCAGCAGTATCAGCAGAACCTTGACAAGATGGGCGGCATCTATGCGCCTCAGTCGGTAAAGGAACAGGCTTTCCGTGATGCCCAGACGCAGGAACAGGTGAACCGTCAGAACGTTCTGATGAACAATCTCAGCAAGAAAATCGGCGAGATTTATTCGCAGAAGGGAATGCAGCGCCATATTGCCGAGAGTGCTGAAAGGTTGAACATGGGTGTGGAGGAATACGTGGACAAATACGTGACTCCAGAGATCATGAACTATGCTCAGAAGGCTTTGACGATGCGCAACCAGGAGGAAATCATGCCTCACGGTGCGCTTGACTATATCGCCAAGAATCTCAGCAACTCTATTATCGGTATGGTGGTGGCTCCATCTGTGATGTCTAGAGATACCAGACAGAGATTGCAGGAAGGTATCGCTATTGCGGATGGTGATGCGGAGATTCAGAAGGTGGCAGGGCATAAGGATGAGACCTACCGCTCGGGCATCGGTACGAGATTCGCTTCTACAGCCGTCAATATGGCTGCTGACTCTGGTCCGCTCGCCGTAATCGGTGCAGGTGCGAGTGCTGCCGTGAATGCAGGAACCCGAGTTCTGACAAACGGACTGGTGAAGGCTGGCGTGATGAAGGCAGCGCAGAAACTTACCGCACAGCAGATGGCTTTCAAGGTTGCCAATATGACTACGGCACAGAAGATCATGTCGGGATTGGGCACTAGAACGGCAACAGGTGCGCTGAACCTTGCAGGATATTCGGGCGTTACTGCCGCATTGAGTCAGGCTTCTACTGGCGATGATACTTCTTTGCAGGCTATCGGCGAGGCAGGTCTGAAAGGTGCAGGGCACGGTGCTGTAACTGGTGCTATGTTCGGTGTATCGGGTGCGGTGATGTCTCCTTGGGTTTCCAAGTTCGGAATCACCGGCATGGAAAAGAGTACTGGAGAGCGATTGCTTCACGGCGCACAGAAGTTTGGTGCTACTGCCGCAGGTCTCGGTGTTGAGGCTGGAACCATGATGGTTGCCGACAACGTGACTGGCGACAAGGATATTTCCTTCGGCACTTGGCTGGAAGACGTGGTGATGGTGGGTGCTTTCAAGGCTGGCGAACCTAGCAACTTCGTGAAGATGGGCAATATCCTGCATCATCTTACCCATAATAGTGGTGGTAATTTCGTGATTGGCAAGAATGCCAACGGCTCCCCTATCGCCGTGGATATTCGTTTGACTCCTGACGAGAAGAATGAATTGATTTCTTCTGCATCGGGAAAGAGTCTGATGGATGCTTTTGTAAAGGTTGATCGTGCATCGAAGACAGCTCCAAGAGACCCGAAGTATAAGACCGCTTACACGGATTTCATGAACGACCCAGACGTATCTCAGAGTACCAAGGAAAAGGTGAATGCGGCAATGGGACTGTTCAATACCACAAGGGGCAGAAGCTACCGCAGCGTGAACGATGTGAAGAACAAACAGATTCTTGAATACACCAAGAACGGAACGCTTCTTACACGTACCTCTTATAAGAATGCCGATGAGCGCCGTGCCATCCTTTACAAGCAGAAGCTTTATCGTGACAATGATGATATGATGTCGCTGATTGGCTATTCCAAGATGAAGGATATGCAGCTGACTGATGAGGACGGAAATGTTACCAGTCTGGCACTTGGCTTCCTCCGTAATAAAGGCTATGACACAAGCAAGGATGTTACAGACCCGGAAAACGCCCAGCTGATTAATGACTTGCGCAACCCGAAGAGTGCACTCTACCTTGACTGGGAGAAGTATGTGGATAAGAACGGATTGTATGGCTATCTAAAAGAAGGAACCACAGAGGTTGCAGGTAGTTTCTTGAACGCAATGAAGGAGATAATCAACGACAATGGACAAATGATTGTTGATATTGACAAAATCATGCAGAAGGACCCAATGAAGCGTACCGATAAGGAGAATGAAATCTTCTATCATGTGAAGAGAGCACTCGAAGATGATCTTTTCCCTAGCGGAAAGCCACACGCAGACCAGTCTGCCAGCCAAGGTAAGACGGTTGCCGAGGAGAATAAGCTCGGTACAGATAATCCTGAAGGCGGTGTCGTGGTGGATGAATTGCGCAATCTCCATAATGCGGAACAGGCGGTTGATGAAGCGATGGAGAACAACGATGTTTTCAAGCAGACTTTCGAGAAGCTGCACCAGCAGGGCTTGACGCCGGCACAGATTTACGATGCACTCATTCAGAATGGATTGACCGAAGAAGAGTTGACCCCACTTGCCCAATATATCAATGCGAACGCTAGAGTGCAGGGTATGCAGCAGGCTACTGCTGATGCCATCGAGGAAAATGTGAAGAGCTTTATTTCTGATTGGAGCTATCACGGAACATTAAACGGTCAGCCAATGAATGGCGAGCAGGCTTTGTACGTGCAAGACAGCAACGGAAGGACCCTTCTTGTTGGTTCGGGTGATGTTGCTTTCGATCAGACCAACGGTAGAGCCAAGGAAGGTAGCGGCGATATGCTTGTCTGCTTCGACCCTAATACCAGGGAAATGGTTTATGTGAAGGCAGATGAGGTTACTCTGTTTCAGAATCAGCCTATCGACCAGTTTGCAGCTGAGTATCGTCAGAGATTGCAGATAAAGAACTCTGAGCCTTACAATCAGGCGGCACAGGAGCAGGCGATGTTGGATGCTGCCAAGGCGCAGCAGGAGCAGAATGCACCACAGGATAATACCGCAAAATCGAAAGATAGTACCACAAAAGAGGGTGATTTAACAAAAGATAATACCACTTTAACAAAAGTTGATACCACATCGGGCGAAGATAATACCACAAATGAGGACTTAGTACCACAAGAGCAGCCTCAGCAGACCCGAAAGTTTGCAGATGGTTCAGATGTTCCTATGGCTACGGACAGTAAGGGAAGACCTACGCCAGACTATGCTAGTATGACTCCTGAGCAGAGTGCGGAGATTCTTACTGAGGATTTCGGGGAGAATGCAGAAAAGGTGGTGGACGGACAGATTCAGAAAGCGGAGAAGGCTTTGAAGGATGCCGAGAAGATAAAGGTGGACTATACCGCCGAGCCTAACGACATCATGGAGCAGGAGGCTTTGAAGAATCAGACCATCGAAGCTGCCAAGAAGCAGTTGGACCACGCTCAGAACATCAAGAAGGCTATGACCGCCAAGAAGGTTGCGGAGACCGTGGGTAATACAGAACAGACTGAGGGTGCTCATGAGGCTGGCAGCGTGGCTGCACAGAAGTTTGTGAATGCACCTAGACTGGTGGGCAACAAGCGCACAAGAATGCTGGCAGACGGAGAGACCAAGATCAGAGGACACTATGAGATTGTGCCGGCTGAAAGTCTTACTCCTTCTCACGATGTGAACAATGGCTACAAGAAATCTGAGGGATTCCCTACCGATACTGAGGGCAGAACCGTGAATGATCGTGACTATGAGCACGACAAGGCGGCTCAGCAGAATACGGACCAGATTGCCCGAAAGTATAACGGTATGGCTATCGAGCAGGTGCCAGTGGTATCTGACGAGGGTATCGTATATGATGGCAACGGTAGAACCATGGCAGGACAGAAGGCTGCAAAGGAAGGCACGGACGGTGAATACATCAACGACCTTCTGGAGAATGCTGAGAACTTCGGCTTCACTAGAGAGCAGATTGAGCAGAGCGGAATCGAGCATCCACGTCTGGTATTGGTGACCGATGAGAGATTGCCATACGATACGGCTACCTTCTCCAAATTCAACAGAAACGAGAAGAAGACACAGAGCAATACCGAACAGGCGGTAGCCAAGGCTAAGAGCTTGACTTCTGACGAAGTAGGCGCTATCGTAGCCGAGATTGAGGGAAATGGTTCTCTTGATGCTTTCTTTAACAATTCCAAGGCAATAAATGACTTGGTAAAGACGTTAGTAGATAAAGGTATCATCGGACAGAACGAGGTGGCACAGATGATGGATAGTCCTGAGCGACTTTCTGCACAAGGCAGGGAGTATGTAAAGAACCTTCTGTTGGGTTCAATCTTCAAGCCAGAGACTATCAGAATGCTGGGCATCGACTCTACGGTGAAGAATAAGGCTATCAACGCTATCCGCTCGGTAATGGACAACATGAAGCTGGGCGATTATTCTCTTCGTGATGAGATTGATCAGGCTATCCAGTTGCTCTACGAGGCAAGACAGGGCGGCAACAAGGTTGATACCTTGCTGAGAACATCAGATATGTTCGGTGAGGATGCAGCTAAGCGCTATCCTTCTATCTCTCAGATGATGGCTTTGGCTCTGGAAGGCAAAGTTGCGGATTTCAGAGATTTGCTTGATGAATACAACCGCATCGCTGCATCCAGAAACACTGGCGAGGGCAGTATCTTTGAGGCTGCTCCTACCAAGGAAGAGTTAATTAATGAGTATTTGAACTTTAAAAAATGGCAAGATTATGGAACAGGACATTCAGAAACAGAAGGAAGCCATGATGTTTCAGGCGTTGAAGAACCTCAACAAGAAGCATCAGGAGGAAATGAACCAGCAGAAGCAGAGCGACCAAGAGTAGAAGAGGCTGACGACTTAGAAAACAAGGAACTCGAAAGTCGTATTGAAGTGACGGACGAGGAAACCGAGACTCCATCAAAGAATGGTCCTATCATGAAGCAGAAGATTCTGATTGATGGAGACAAGGAGGTTATCAAGGTTGATGAGCCTAACGATAAGGGCGAATACACTGGTTCATACTATGAGTATGATGGAAAGAAGTTTGGCGATCTGAATGAGGTTACTGAGTATATTGACAGCAAGAATGAAGAAGGTCCTCTCCCACTCCTTCCAAAGAAAGAGAAGCCAGATGCTACTTTTGACCCGATTGCGGCTGCTGCCCAGGAGTTCAAGAAGGAGCATCCTCTGAGTGAGGAGGAGATTATGAAGGCTGACGTGGACGATGTGGTGAAGGATATGGCTCTGGACTATCTGAACGGAGACGTGACAGATGATCTGCACCGTGCCATTTACGAAAGCATCTTCGCCAAGACCAGAGGGCAGAAGGCTGAACCAAAGGTAGAGACTCCTAAAGCAGAACCATCTGCTGACCCTATGGAGGGAATCAAGAATGCAGCGGAAGGATTCGAGAAGGAGAAGAAAGCTAAGATAGAGACTGAAAAGAAGCCTCAGCAGACGGCTGACGATGCAGCTGTAGCAGCTTCAAACAAGAAGGTTAACGACCTTTGGGATATGCTTAAGAATGCCGGAAAGGACGAATTGTCTGCCTCGTTCGTTGGTCTTAACTCTAAACAGTTGGAGCTGCTGCCTAAGCTTGTTGGTGCTATGGCAGAGAACGCTTATCTGAGAATCAAGAGGGGTATGCACAATCTTGAAGACGTGGTGAAGGAAATGCGCAAGGAGTTTGCCCCTGCTGCCAAGGTTTTCAAGAAGGAAGATGTGGATGCTATCTATGAGCAGATGATGAATATCCGCTATCGTGACGGTGAGCAGCGCATGAGCTTGAAGGAGTGGGCTGACTATTACGAGAAGACTTCACCTAAGCATCAGGACAATCTGGTGGGTGACTCCAAGATTGCCGAGCAGAGAAAGATGGCAGAGAAGAAGTTTATTGATGCCGTGAACATTCAGTTGGCTTTCAAACATAAGTTTAACGGTATTGTTGAGCTGAGAAAGATAGCTGAGAGAGTTGGCTTGAAGGACATCAAGGACACAGACCTTCAGGAGCTTGCTGAAACAGCCATTGTTAAGCGAGCAAGAGGTATCGCTTCTACGGAATCAACCAACAACGCAGAGAAGTTCAAACGCATCAAAACACTCTATGAGAATCAGCCTAGCCTCAACCAGAGAGATTCTGAGCGAGTGATGAAGCAGCAGTATTCTACCCCTGCCCCTTACGCTTTCCTTGCGGATATATATGTGAAAGGTAATGGTAAGGTGATTGATAGTGCTCTGGAGCCTAGTGCCGGAAACGGTATGCTTACTATCGGTCTGCCAATGGATAAGGTTCACGTGAACGATATTGATGCACAGAGATTGGCGAACCTGACAAGACAGGGCTTCAAGAATGTGACCAGTCAGGACGGAACACAGCCTTTCAAGGTGAAACCGGTTGATATCGTGATTACCAATCCGCCATTCGGTAGTGCTACCCCTAAGGAGTATGACGGCTACAAGATTTCTTCTCTTGAAGGACAGATGGCTATCAATGCCTTGGAGAGCATGAAGGACGATGGTCGTGCTGCCATCATCATCGGCGGCAAGACGGAATACGCCAAGAACGGAAGTCTGAATCCGAAGGATAAGGCTTTCCTTGGTTATCTCTATAGCCACTATAATGTGGAGGACGTGATTAATGTGGATGGCAGTCTCTACGCAAAGCAGGGAACCAGCTTCCCTACACGTATGATTTTGATAAACGGAAGACGCTTGAACGAGAATGCCTTTCCACCAGTAAAGGATAAGGCTAGAGCCGAGACCGTGAAAGATTATGACGAACTTTATAAACGAATTGAAGATGATATACTACGAAGTGAACGGATGGATTCTTCCATCGGAGGAGAAACAAGAAGTGCTCAATCAGAACTTGATCAACAAGGCGCTGCTGGTGCTCCTAAAGAGGGAGTACGAGCAGGAGAACGAGGAGGAAGCAAACCAGATGGTGAGCGAGAGTCTGACCTATTTGACTCCACTTCCGTATCAGGAACCCATGATGACTTGGAGAATCAACGAGGAACCGAGCCAAGAGAAGATGGAGGACTTTCTGGTGGAGATACTGGAACAGACAGAACAGGGACAGAGCCTTCTCAGAGCGAAGGAGCAACCGCTGAAACCAATGAACAGCGAGGAGCTGGATCAGGAGGAGCTGGACGGAATGACTCTCAGCCAAGTACTGATGAACCTGCCAGCACCGGGAGCGGAAGCGGACCACGGGGACAATTACAGCGGGTGGACAAATCCGTACGTGGACTAAGTACAGAGAAAGTTACCTATACCCCTAAGAGTGGAAATCCATTCACTCTGAAAGCTGTTATGCCTGCCGACCAGCAGGAGGCGGTGAATAAGAATCTTGAAAAGTTGGGCGATGCCGACCAGTTCCTTGTTGACGAACTGGGCTACAATGATAAGGATGATTTGTATTCTCATCTTGCCGCAGAGCAGGTTGATTCTGTAGCCCTTGCCTTACAGCAGGCAAAGAAGGGAAATGCCTTCATTATCGGCGATATGACTGGTATCGGCAAGGGAAGACAGGCTGCTTCGCTTATCAGATATGCCAAGAAGCAGGGTCAGGTTCCTGTATATTTCACCAAGACCGCAGGATTGCTGAGCGATGTTTATCGTGACTTGGTGGATATTGGTAGCCCAGAACTGAGACCATTTGTATTCGGTAGTGCCAAGGAAGCTGCCATTACCGACTCAGACGGAAACGTAGTATTCTCCTTGCCATCGAAGAGTGAGGTGAAGCGAGTACTTGATTACATTGAAAAGAACGGCAAGCTGCCAAAGGAATACGACTATGTATTAACAACCTACAGTCAGGTAAGCAATGGTGTTTACGAGTTTGACGAGAATGGTGCCCGAAAAGAGAAGAAGCTTGCGAAGGGTAAGAAATTCGGTGCTGCCGCTCTCAGCGGACAAAGAAGACGTGATGCCATCGAGAAACTGATGGATAATGCTTACCTTATCCTTGACGAAAGCCATACGGCTGGTGGCAATAGCGGTCAGGGAAACTATTTTCAGCACATTATTCAGAAGGCAAAGAACGTTACCTTCTTCTCTGCTACCTTTGCCAAGCGACCAGACAATATGCCTATCTACGCTTTGCGTACTGCCATGAACGAGGGCGGTATGAAATCATCCGATTTGATTGATGCGGTGAAGCGTGGCGGCGCAACCTTACAGGAGATCATGAGCCAGACCTTGACACAATGCGGTCAGATGATTCGTCGTGAGCGAGATATGACTGGCGTAACCATCGACTGGAAGGCTATTGATGATCCTGAGCGAGTGCAGGAACAGCGAGAACAGTATGATAGTATCATCGGTTTGTTTAATGATATTATCAATTTCCAGAAGAAATATGTTTCAAGTTACGTTGATGAGCGTAATGACGAGTTGGCGGCTATTCAATCTACTATGGGTATCAAGAAGGGTACTGCTGCCCTTGGTATCAAGAACCAGCCTTTCGCAAGCAAGGCATTCAATACCGTTCAGCAGGTGCTTCTCTCCCTGAAAGCCAAGTCTGCCGCTGAGCGTGCCATCGACTATTTGAAGCAGGGAATGAAGCCTGTGATTGCGTTGAACAATACCAACGAATCGCAGACCGGCAACTTCGCACTAGGCGAGGAAATGGATGCTCCAGACTTGGGTACATCCTTGAAGAAGGGTCTTGAAGGTACACTTCGCTACACCAAGAAGGATGCCAAGGATAACAGCGAGAGTGGCTACATCAATCTTGCCGATTTGGGAGACGAGGCTGTTGAGGCTTATCACGAACTGGAAAAGAAGATTGAGCAGACAAGTACAGGTCTTTCTCTCTCCCCTATTGATGTTATCAAGAATGAGTTGGAGAAGGCAGGCTATAAGGTGGGCGAGTTGACTGGAAGACAGACTGAGTTCGTGTATAACGAGAACGGCACTGTTACCAAGATAAAGCGTGCTGATACCGACAAGAAGAAACTCGCGCGCGACTTTAACGATGGCAAGATTGATGCGCTTATTCTGAACAAGAGTGCTGCCACTGGTATCTCTCTGCATGCTTCGAGCAAGTATAAGGACCAGAAGAAGCGTGTGATGATCGTGGCGCAGCAGCAGCTCGATGTGAATGACGAGGTTCAGATGCGTGGACGTATCGACCGAACCGGTCAGGTGGCTAGAGGCGCTTACGAGTATGTGGTTTCTCTGATTCCTGCCGAGCAGCGACTGCTGATGATGTTTAAGGCTAAATTGAAGTCGCTTGATGCCAACACAACTTCTTCGCAGAAGAGCAAGTTTAACGAAATGGAAGTTGCCGATATTACCAATAAGTATGGTGATAAGGTGGTTAAGGAATATATGGCTGAGCATCTTGACCTTTATTCTCGTATGGCAGACCCATTCGGATGGGAAAAGAGCCTTGGAGATGATTTGTCACGCATCGACCCACAGAGACTTGTAGCCGAGGGCGGTGGTGTCGGTGATGGAGAGGCTGGTGCCGATGTCAGCAAGTTGCTCGGTAGAATGGCATTGCTGAGAGTAAGCGAGCAGGAGAAGATGTTGCAGGAGATTGGTGAGCTTTACGCCAACGAGATTCAGCGCCTTAACGAAATGGGCGAGAACGACCTGGAGATTACCGAGCTGCCATTGAAGGCTAAGACTATCCGCAAGGAAGTTTGGAAGCAGGGCGCAGAGCCAGGCGGCGATAATGCCTTTGCCGACAATACCTATATAGAAAAGGTGAATATGGCTATCCTGAAGAAACCTATGAAGGCTGCTGAGGTGAAGGCTTCGCAGGAAGGCTTGACTGGCGGCAAGACTTGGGAGGAGTACAAGACCGAGAAGAAGACTGCCGTGAAGGAGTACTTCGACCAGAAGATTGCGGACGAGACTCAGAGGTATGAGGAGCGTGCGGTGAAGGTTGCTACCAAGGCTAAGGAGAAGTATATCAAGGATGCTAAGAAGGGTCAGAAGGATTCGGGAATGAGCGATGAGCAGATTGAGAAGATGGCTGGCTATCAGTATGACAACATCTACAAGCAGGAGAAAGATAAGCTGAACGATGTGGTGAAGAACCTGAAAGCCAAGGCTGAAATGTTTGACCGTGTGCTTGATACCTTCGATACTAACAGCGCTTTCGTTCTGCCTGCAGATATGAACAATCCTAACGAACTGAGCGGATTCGGCAACAGTTACGGAAGGCTCATTGATATTAAGATTACGGATAACTTCTCGCCTAATGCCTCTACCGTATCTTTCGCTACCTTGGATGGAAGACGAAAGATTACCTTCCCTATCGCTGGCAAGGTTGGCTCAGGTGAAGGCAAGGTAGATGTTATCGGTTCTATAGACCGTATGACCAAACAGGCTGCCGGTATGGGCGATAACCATATCAAGGTATTGAACCAAGACCTTAATAATTGGGATAGACTGACCAGCAACGAGAGCCGCAAGGATGGCTATATTGTAACTGGTAATCTGATGCAGGCTCTGATTGACAGTAAGGATCAGGGCTTGGGCGGTCAGCTGGTGAAATATACAACTGATACTGGCGAGGTGAAGACTGGTATCTTGATGCCAGATAGATTCGACCCTAAGGGCTTGACTACGGATGCGCCTATCAACAGCGTGGCTGATAAGTTTGAACTTTCTTCTTGGCATGGTGGTATTGACGAGGTTACTTCATCGGATGGTGAAGTAAAGGTGAAGCGCATAGACAACAATCGTGGCAACTTCTACGAGCTTCGTGTACCGAAGAGCAAGGCGAAGGGCGGCAAGTACTTCTTGGATAAAGATTTGCTGAAACTGGTTAATGGCAATAACTTCGAGACAAGAGGTAACAATATGCTTGCTGAGTTTAAGCCTGAGCAGTTGAAGCCAGTATTGGACCGCTTGTCTAAGATGGGCGTAAAGGTACAGGAGGAGCGCAATACTTCTGAGGATGAAGGTACCCACTTCCGTGAGGACCGAGGCTTGCAGTATTCTAAAACAGATACAAAAGATGTTAAGAAAGGTAGAATCATTCCGGAAGATGTAGATAAAAATGTATCTTCGCAGATTGAAAAGAAGTTTGATTCTACCATTAAGGACATCGAAGAGCATACAGAAGACAGAGATAAATCTTTGTTTGCTGATAATCTTGAATCTGCTCTGGATGAGTTTTCTAATCTTGGTAGAAGTGTTATAGAATATTACAAGAATGATTATGAACGAAAAGTCGAAAAGTTATCGGGACTGTCCAACGGGGGACGTCTCGGCGGTAAGAATGACGGTAATGGAAATAAAGGTTCTTATTTACTGCAATATTATAAGACCATTCTCGCCGTCGCTGACAGAGAACTTGCCTATAGAGACGCTAGAGCAAAGAATCTCCGAGAGACTTGGGGATTGCAGCCAGGAGGAACGTTCACACTTGGAGCCGTTGAACGAATATTTAAAGAAACAAATAGAGATAAAGCAAAGGCTGAACTCTTCCAAAAAGCTCTCGATATAAACAAGCGCCTCGGTGTAACCTTCAAGGTTAGCGAAGAGAATCCGAACAAGGCTTCTGGAGAGGCTGACATCAATAGAAATATTGATTTGTACATTGATGGTCTGACAAAAACCAAGGCTCCAGACTACGCTGCCCCTACTATTATGCTACATGAAATGATTCATGAAGCAACAATGGGCGCTATCAATCTCGTCAAGAAAGGCAAGGCTGAGGGTATGCTGACTCCTAAGCAGATAGAGGGTGTAAAGACAATCCTCGAAATCTATGACAGAGTAAAGGGCGATAAGGAACGTTTCAAAGAAGAGCCTTACGGTCTGACTGATGCTTACGAGTTGACTGCTCAGATGGCAGATTCTAGACAGAGAAAGGCGATGGACTTGTCTATCTGGGATAGAGTTATGAATGCAGCACACGAATTTGCAAGAAGGGGCGATCGCTCTATCTTGCAGAGAGTGAAGGATGCCATCAAGAAACTGTTTGAGGTTTCTGACAAGGATAAGATGGATAAGGCTATCAACGACATCATGGATGATTTCAATGAAACCATTGATGATATTTCCATGAATGAGATTGAACAGGACGGATTCTCCTATAAGGTCACAGATAAGGACGAGTTGGACCGCCTCAACAAGGAGAAGACTTTCAGAATGTATAGCGGAATGCAGGAGGTGGATGGTAAGCTCTACTCCCCTATGGCTGCTATCATTGACGGAAAGCGTACCGATGCTACCGAGATTGGTGCTTGGATGGGCGCAGACGAGCGACCTAACCTTGTGAAGAACGGTAAGTTCCAACTTGTAAAGACCGACAAGAACCCTGGGGCAGGAGAAGGACCAGTACCAGCGGCTTACAACCCTTATATGCACACTTCTACTTCGGTGATGAACGATCAGTTCTCTGGCGCTTACGCTAGAGGCAATATCAAGGTTGTGGAATGGGAGATTCCTGAGAGCGAGAAGACTAGCGGCTATCACGCCGAGGGCGCAAAGAACTCTGTGGGCTTGGTGCCTTGGACTTCTGGAACAGTAAACAGCCTCCTGCCAAAGGACAGACAGAGAAGCGTGATGCTCTCTAGATGGAGAAAGGCAGTAAGAATATTGCCTGACGAGGAGGTTGCTGAGAAAATCGCCGACCAACTGAGAGGAACAGGATTGGCTATCCCTTGGAACGTAGTTACCCCTAACCAGTTGAGAGAGCTTGTAAAACTTGGTGTGCCTATCACTACCGTAGAGCAAGGCAGACAGAACCCTGAAACAAAGGAGAAGTTCTTGAAGCAGATGGCTGAACTGGAACAGGAGTTTCCTCAGGCTAAGTTCGTCAACGTAAAAATGACAAAGGATGCCTTCAAGGTATGGGGCAAGGACGGCGGTACCAAGTTCCGCACAGATAACGGCGAAAGCAACTACCCTACTTCATCGGTTGAAAGCCATGTAGAGAAGGTAGCTCAGAATACTGGCGCAAAGGTGAACATGGTTTCATCGGTTGATGAAATCACCGACAAGGCGGCGAAGGCTGCTATTGAGGAAGGCAGAAAGATTACTGGCTGGTATGACGAGAAGACTGGCGAAGTGCATCTTTATATGCCTAATATCCACGACAGATATACTGCCGAGAAGACCATTTGGCATGAGGTTGTTGGACACAAGGGAATGAGAGAGTTGTTTGGTGATGAACGATTCGATAAGTTCCTTCGTGATGTATGGTATAACTTAGATAAGCCTGAGAATGCGGCTTTGAAGAAGCTGGTGGATGAGGAGAGAAAGTACAATCCTCTGAATATCTACGATGCCATTGAGGAAGGTATCGCCCGACTCGCCGAAGATGGCAAGGGTGAAGCTGGCTTCTGGAATGGTATCAAGAATAAGGTATCTGATTTCCTTCATGAAATCGGTTATCGTATTGCTCCTAATACTAAAGATGTGAAGTATCTGCTCTGGTTGAGCAAGAACTTGCAGAAGAATCCGAATGATCCTTATTGGAAGATGAGAGCCGAGGCGGTGAAATACCGTCTCGACCATGAGCGTATGCCTGCTGTTGTGGCGCACGATGGTATGTTCTACGGCAACGATGGCAAGGTTCGCAGTATGGACAGTCTTACCAAGAGTGAGTGGGATGAGGCTACAGACGGACAGATTCACTTCCGCACTACCCCATCTGCCGGCACGGCACTCGACAGATACCACCGCTCGCTGGACGAGCACGGCTATATGTTCACCGAGAGCTATATGGATAATATGCTTTCGTTGAAGAAGTTGATGAATGCGATTGTGCCAGACAAGAAGATTGAGGATATTGCCTCTTCCGAGAATCCTTATATACTGCAGAACACCATGCAGGGTGCGATGAGTGATGCGGCTCAGATGTTTGAGCGCAACGTGATGAAGCCTCTGGATAAGGCGATGGCTGACGTACTGGATGCTTTCGATGGCAAGAAGGACGATGAGAAGATTAGAAACTTCAATCTCTACATGATTACCAAGCACGGCTTGGAGCGAAACCGTATCTTGTATGTGCGTGATGCCTTGAAGTATATGCGCATGAACGAGAAGACCAAGAAACTAGCTGATACTGTGGAGTTCGATTGGAACAACGAGAAAGCTACCCTTGACGAGAAATTGGAGCGTGGAGACATCGACTTGAAGACTTATTATGAGCGCATGGACGATTTCATCCGTACCTACGTGGATAGTGACAATAAGTTTGATGCTGGCGAACATGACTATTCGGGTATTCACGCTATACAGGAAGTGGCTAAGTCTTCTGATTCTTACGATGATGCTGAGGCTATCGCTAGCGTGATGGATTCAGAAGCAAAGATGGAGAGTATCAAGAAGGGAGCTGTGAAGGACTATTGGGATAAGGTGAAGGCTGCTACCCAGTATTCTATTGATACTGACTACAAGAATGGTCTTATCAGCAGAGAGCTTTACGGTCATGTGTCTGATATGTTCAATTGGTATGTGCCTTTGAGAAAGTATGATGAGGCTACTGCAGAAGATACTTATGGCTACATTACTGAGCAGGGCGACCCGAAGAGTTACATCGGAAGCACGATCATGAGAGCGAGAGGACACAAGTATCTGAGTGAGACAAACGTGCTGGCGCAGATTGGTGCAATGGGTAACAGAGCTATCAAGAATGGCGGTATGAACGCTATCCGTCAGGCATTTGCAAGATTCGTAAGAAACAACTCGAACAATAATCTTGTGACGGAGGCTAGGGTTTGGTACGCCGATGACCCTATCACTCACACCACCGTGGAGCGTTACCCAGACATTCCCGAGGACGCTACGGCTGATGAAATAAATCAGATAGTAGCAGACTTCAATATGGAAATGAAGGATTTGGAATCAAAGGGGTTGGCGACAAAGGTGTATCGAAGAGGAAGAATTGGCTATAAGTTCCAAAGAGCAGAGAACAAATCGCAGCATATCGTAGATGTGAAGATTGCCGGAAGAACCCATACATTCATTATCAATGGGAATCCTAGAGCGGCGCAGGCGTTGAATGGATTGCTGGAGAACTCGGGCGCCAAGGGAATCATGAAACCATTGAGTTCTATCTCAAGAATGATGGCGCAGTTGTGTACATCATATAACCCTGAGTTCGTGATGCGAAACATCATGCGTGATGCAGAGTTTGCATCGAGCAACGTTACTTCTAAGGAGGGCGCAAGATATGGTGCGCTCTGGGCGAAGTACTATGCGCAGTTGGGCTTGTATAAGGGTGCCTCAAATATCAGCTTCAAGGATTTGAGCGGAACTACTGGCTTGGGTCTATTTGCCAAGTATCGTAACGGAACACTTGATACTTCAGACAAGGTTCAGCGATATTTCAAGGAGTTCATGGAGAACGGCGGCGAAACCGGTTGGGTTCAGATCAAGAACATGCAGGACTGGACCAAGGAGTACAAGAAGGACGTGAAGAGCGAAAGAAGCAAGATTGACAAGGGCGGTGCTGCCCTTCGTGACTTCTTCTTCGGAAATCTGGCGAACATCAACGAGGTGGCTGAGAATATCGCCCGATTCGCTACCTACTGTGCAAGCCGAGACAGTAACCGCTCCATCATCCGTTCGACCTATGATGCGAAGGAGGTATCTACCAACTTCAACCGCCATGGTAGCGGTGATGCCATCAAGAGTTTCAAGAACGGAGAAATGACTGGCGGCAAGGCGGCTGCAAGATGGGCTTACGGATTTACGGCTAGCTATCTCAGACATTGTTCTATGTTCTTCAATGCCGGTATTCAGAGTACCAATCTGCTGGTGAAGAACTTGAAGAATCATCCTGTGGGTACTTCTATCAATATGCTTGCCATTCCTTTTGCTCTCGGTGCGTTAGCTGCACTTGGTAATAATGTGCTGATTGCGAGTGAGGACGAGAAGGATAGAAAGGGCGTGAAGGACCCATACGGCGAGTTGCCAGACTACGTGAGAAGAAACAATCTCTGCATCTACAAGGGTGGTGGCGAGTTTGTGACGATTCCGCTTGCAATCGAGTTGAGAGCGTTCTATGGTCTGGGCGACTTGGCGGCTGGATTGACCTTCTCGCCAAACGTGAGCGGACAGAAGAATCCTGCCTTGGATGCCGTGGGCTGTATGTCGCAGCTTGTGCCGGTGATGGACTATCTCGGTAACTCTTCGGCTGGCAAGGAGCCATTGAATGAGACGATCAAAGCTATCTCTCCTTCTGCCCTATCTCCTTTCGTGGAATGGGAGTTAAATACCGACTGGAAGGGTGCGCCGATTGAAAGACGTGGTGACTGGAATGAAAATTCCCCTGCTTGGCAGAGAGCCTACAAGGGTACGCCTGACGGATATATGGCTGTAAATAAATGGGTGAATGCCCAGACCAACGATGTGGCCAAGGGCAATGAGGATATGCTGGGTAATAGTTTCCTGGATATGGTGACGAATCCTAGTATGCTGAATCATTACATCGGTGGTATCGGTGGCGGTGCTGCTACCTTTACTGAGCGGCTTATCGGTGTTATCAAGCACGGAAGCGACACGGAAACCAAGGATATTCCTTTCCTCCGCTCTCTGCTTTACACGCCGAACGAGCAGAGCAGCTTGCAGAGAATCAAGAGCAAGTGGTATAACTACAAGGACGAAATGGAGAAGACCATGGCAAACGTGGATAGATTGAAATCGAAGAACGTTCCGCTGGATAAGAGAATCACGAATATCGGGGAGTATTATCAATTCCAGAACTCCAAGGAGGCTGCCAAGGTGAGAGTAATCGAGCTGGCAGAGAAGCAGATGAAGAAGTGGAAGAAGCTCAGGGATAAATCTTCTGATACGGAATCCATCAATTTTGCCAATCAGAATATTGACAGGATCATGATGGATGCGGTGGATGAGCTGGATAGATTGGAATAAATATAATGAGGAGTGGGCTTAACGCTCGCTCCTCTCTTTTATACTATAGCAAATATGGCATGGTGTACGAAACATACTATCAGCCTTTTCTTTGCTAACTTTTTCTATTTTCCCGCCACATCTACGCAATCCTTCACAGGATTCAGTCTTGTGATACCTTCGTGAAAAACTACCCATGCAGATATAAACGCTATCAGAGCATGATGAAAGTATAATAAATAAAAATAAAATATACGGCAAGAAAAAGTTTCTCTTTCTTTGCATTATTTCTATTTTGTCCAATTCTTTAGAATACAAGCTTCTTGTTATAGAAACTGGCAATGATAGTAGCACGCATATCGCATTTACCGATATTGATGTCAAAACATGATCTTCTTGATAATAATAAAAATCAAATAAAGCTTTTATGATGTTGCTCACTGTAAGCAAAACTATCAAGTTGAAATATCTGCTTTCTCGTCTGTACTTGTAGATTCTACCATTTTTGCAAACATCTTTATCTCTAACTACAAAGAACGCTACAGGACCACAAGTAATAAGCATATATAAATTTTGATACCATTCTCCGCAGCTATTATAGTTATGAAACCATTCAAATGCTACAGGGAAAATGATAAACAATAAATTTATCCAGTAAGCGTATTTCCCCAATAAAAATTTCTTCATAATTCAATGAAATGTTAAACGTTATTTTCTTGCAAAAGTACGGAAAATATTGATAGGTTGTATCGGCTTGGGGCGTTTTCTTCGTAGTTTAGACTTTTGCTAAATAAATGAGCAGGGAATGACTCAGCATAAAATGCTGAGGAACTGGGGCTTAAGTTGCTAAAAATTTATTTTGAGCATAGTTAGGCAGCTCCATGCTTTCTTCGTAACTTTGCACCAAGTTCAATAGTGAACGAAACGATTAATCTATCATTTATTATGTCAGAATCTAAGACATACATCTTTGGTGAAAACCAAAACGGAGGTTCAAACGGAATGCTTGGACTTCTTGCTCCTCTGCTCCAGAAGCAGGGTGTGGATCCAAATGTGCTTCTCGCCATGAAGGGTAACAACGGAATGTGCGGTGAAGGCGGCTGGTTCATGTGGGTTATCTTCCTCTTCTTCCTTATGGGTTGGGGTGGCAATGGCTGGGGCGGCTTCGGCGGCAACGGTCGTGGCGGTATCGCTAACGAGATTAACAATGACTACGGTCGTAGCCTCTTGATGGATGCCATCGGCGGTAATCGTAACGCACTCAGTAATCTCGCTACTCAGCTCAACTGTACTGAAGGTCAGATTCAGAATGCTATTTCTGCCTTGACTTCTCAGGTTCAGAACGTGGGTAATCAGGTTGGTATGAGCGGTATGCAGACCATCAATGCTTTGCAGCAGGGTAATATGCAGATTGCTCAGCAGATTGCGGACTGCTGCTGCGAGAATCGTCTGGCTATCTGTCAGCAGACTGGAACCTTGCAGAATGCCATCAACAATGTAGCAGTAGGTCAGGAACGGGCAACTTCTTCCCTTGCCTATGCTACCAAGGAACAGTCTTGTGAGTTGAAAAATGCCATCAAGGATGCAACAGCAGAATTGAAGGCTGGTCAAACAGCCGCTGAGTTTAGAGATATGCAGGACAAAATCGACCATCTCAGAGAAGAGAATGGAACCTATAAGAGTTCTGCTATGATGAGCCAGATTGTCGGTCAATCACTCGCACCAGTAAATGCAGCTTTGGCTGGTTTACAGAGTGAAGTCAACGCAATTAAATGTGCTCAGCCGAACACGGTGACTGTACCATATCAGCCATTCCAGGCGGTTCCTAACTGCGTGGCTTATCAGGCTGGTCTGTATGGACTGAATGCTGCCAACGGTGCAGGATTCTGGGGGTAAAGAAAGGAGGCTGCTATGTTATGGTTAAGACCTTTTACTTGGGTGAATCGTAACGGTTCGGCGGCTATCGCTTCTACTGGCGTGAAGGTGAATACCGCCAATGTGGTGTTCACCTTTAAAAACCACGCCTTCGTGAATGCCAACTACAGGGGAACGATTTTCGTAAACCTGATGCAGGCTATTCCGACTGGAACGACTGGTACGCTGCCTATCCTTTTCGAGACCAACGGAGCGACACAAGCTGTAAGCAAATTCAATGGTGATGCTTTGACGGTTGCTGACGTGCCGGGGACTGGAGTGGTTCAGCTCTGGTTCGAGCGAGATACTAACACCCTTCAACTTATGACGGGTATTGTTTAACAACAGAATAGATAATAGGAGATTACATTATGTTTCAAGGACTACGAACAAATTCTTTATTCTATGTGCTCGACAAGGGCGAAAATCCTAGCTTGAGGATCGGGCAGGTTGTTTCGGTGAGCAACCCTCAGACGAGATACCCATCCTTCAACAATGGCTTCACCCCTCAACCTATGGAGACTGTGGTGGACGTTAAGGTGAAGCTGGGTGACGAAGATGTGGATTTCAAGCAGCTACCTGCTAACGGACAGATAGCGAACGACAAGAATCTTGTGGTAAGCGATAGCAAGGAAGCCATGAGTGCAGAGGTCGATGCAATGCTGAGACAATCCAAGGCGATACTGGAGAGCGTAGATTACCATGAGAGAGTCGTTAAATCTTGTGAGGGAATGCTATTGCAGCTCAACCCCCAGATAGCCAAGGAGAAGGAACAGGCTGAGAAAATCAACAAGCTGGAAGGCAAGGTTTCCGGCATGGAAGGCAAGCTCGACAGAATGATGGGATTGCTCGAACAAGTTGCAAACAAGTAATCTCCTAACTATTCACTTTAAAATCTTAGAATTATGATAATGGTTGAGATTACAGAAGACAAGTTTGATGGCTTGTATGAGAACGTGGAGAAGGGCTTGCGTTACTTGGATAAGGCAATGAACTGCCTGGGCGAAATGAAGCGTGACGGCAGACGTGACCGATACGGCGAGCGCAACCGCATGCCCGATTATAGAGGTCGTGGAGGCAGAAGTGGTATGCGAGAGCATGAGGAGTACGACGACATGCGCCAACGTGACGACCGTGGACGTGATTACAGAAGTGATTACGGAGAAGATTACTAACTAGTTTGGGGTGTGCTCAAAAGTGGGCATACCCCTTTCTTAAATTGATTGAGATTATGGGAAGAAAATACAGACAATCTTTGAATGCCTACGATTATCAGCCGGAAGAAATGAAGGCTTATCTTCGCTACAATGGCTGGCACTTCAATAAGAAGATGTGCGAGTGGGCAATCAAACAGATGCGGAAGAATGGAAGACCTATCCGCATCATGAGTAAGGATGATATTGAGGAAATCCTAAAGAAGAACAATATCGTGCTGGAGAATAATGTGGGCTATGATGCGGTTTACATCGCACACATGTGCCTGGCGGATTTCTACGGTTCGTCCATCACTGAGGAGAAACAGATGGCTCAGTTCATCAAAGACTACGTGGATGATGAGGATCAGCAGGATGGTTTCATCTTCAACCGCTTCTATGCAGATACATCATTTAATGGCATAGGCATTCCTTGGGAAGACATTTTGTAAAATATGACAGAGCAGGAGATTTACATAGACAGGTATGACTGGACCGTACACGTAATGTACGATGTTCACTCAAAGGATGCCATGAAGGTAAGAAGGCATCTTCGGGATTTGGGATGCAGCGGCATTCCTCTCGAAGATGCCTGTAATCTCGTGCTCGAAGGTGAGCCAAACAAGGGTATTACCTACTCTAACGTTGATGTTCGGAAATCGGTGGTCGTTATCGGATGGACCACTTCGAAGTCGGAATACATGAATAGCCTCAGCCACGAAATGCTGCATGTGGTTCAGCACATATCCGAACAGTTCTTGATAAATATGTATGGGGAGGAGACTTGCTATTTGCTTGGTGGATTGGTGCAGGCAGCTATTATAGAATGAGTTTACTTCTCGAATGGAAGCTATCGCTCATTCGAGTTATATGTTTGCTTTCCACATACCCATAATGTGGCTCAGCGGTGTAAAATGCGTACTTCAAGGTTCAAAGTTTAAGAGCTTAAGTATATAGTATGCTGCCTTCAAGAAATTTGCTACGAACTTCATGATTCTATTGATTTTCTCCAAATATTTTTTCTGAGTTTTCATGTTTTGAATTTTTAATATCTATAATTCTAAGATGCTGCAAATTTACGGCTTTTCTTTGGATAATTAATCTTATCCGTTTACTTAGTACATAAAATGCAACTAGCCCCTAGTTTGAGAAGCTGATGCAAAAATAATGGATTTTTCGTTTTTGTGCAAGGGTATAACAGAAACCCTTATAAGTTCCACACCAAAATACTTATACAAATGATAATATAATGGCAGACATAATTCTTAGAGGAGCAAATATTAATTTGCGAAATTGTACTTTCAACTTCGGTGTGTCACCTATTGTAAGTACAGGAAATAACTTCAATGGAACGAGAATTATAGTCAAGTATTAAACAAATACGTTGTCAATTAAACTGTGTCAAAGGTTGCTTGACACAGTTTAATTTTACGAAAGAGACCTTAGTATAGAACTACAAAAAAACTCTACAGTGCTAGAAGTCTTATTAGTTATAGATATATCACCGGAAGAATCATTAACTACTATTGCTTCTGCATCACTACCTGTTTTATGAATAATGAAAAATTTATGAGAATTGTCTGGTTTTTGTGTTATTCTACCTTCTGCAACAAAAGAACCAGTTGAGTTGTAAATAAATACGTCACTATAATATATTCTTTTATTAAAGTTTGCAGGTATTAATGAAACGATTTTGGTTTCGTTCGCTTTGATTAATGTATTCGCATATCCAAATCCAAACTTTGCAATAGTAGCATCCAATACCGATGCTTTATCTTCAACAGATTTAAAATTGTCTAATTTATTACTTGTTACTGAAGAAGTGCCTTCATGATCGATATTTTTATTATTACAATATTCAAATAAAGATAACAGATATTTATCACTATTTATAACTGGCGTTTCAGAAAATATATTATTTGATATAACAATTCCATAAATACCAGCAGTAGCAGTAATAATACTTTTATATTTGGAGATAAAAGTATTATTACTAATATCAATTTGTCGAATAACATAATCGCCTTCAGGTTGTTTTAAAGAAAGAATATTTATATTGCTTCCATCACTCATGAAGTTTCTTTCTATGTAATTTTCTTTGAAATCAAATTGATAAATAACTCCATCAGATTCCATTCTTATTAAATCGTTAGAGTTAGATAGCGTATTTAATTCTATCCAATTACCATTAATTGAATTTCTATTGATTTCACCAGTGTTAGAACAAACAATACTTAACAAACCTTTAGATTTAGTATTAAATCTACACTTCTCTATATTATTATTATTCCACCAATGATTAGTAAAATTAAATAATGGCTGAGAACAGTCTGAATCTCCAATAGCATATACGTTATTTAGATTAATACAACCAAATCCGTAGCACTTGATACTAAAAATTGCCTTTTTAATACTATCAAAATATAAATTCTTAAAGTCTCCAACTTGTATTGAAGAACCAGAAGAAATATCTGCACAATTTCTATAAAATACATAATCTTCAGAAGTTACAGCAAAATCCCTAAATGAGATGTAATTAATACTTTCTTTTGAATCTGTAAAATGAAATATTGCTCTTACGTCTTCAATATATTCTTTATTAAGAATCAATCTGCTTTTATACATTGATTCTCCATATATATTGAAACCAGTTTTGACAACTAAAGGTTTATCTATAGCATATCTTCCTACTATTTTTATCGCACAGGAAAGATTATACATAGATTTTACACAATCCGAGGAATGATTAAAACAATTTATAATAACATCACCTATTATAGAACCTTGTAAGATTACATTATAAAAAATATTAATAGGTTTACTATCAATTATTGTATTAGAACAATTTATTGTTCCATTCTTCAAGGTGCCTCCACAAAACTTCAAGGTACATCCCTCCTGCATCTCAATGGTCTCCCAATTCAAGTCAAAGTCATACCTGATTTCGTAGATGGTATTGGCTTCACTTAACATAACTGCCGTTAGGATATTTCTGAACTCTCTTTTTGTGCTATCAGTAACTGTACATACAATACCAGTAGTGCCGACAGAGAATACAGATGGAGTTACGGAGCCACTAGACTTTCTTGTAAGAGTGATGAGTGAAGTATCTGTTGATACTTCATATTCAGTTAAAGACTCTTGAAGTGCTGAGGCTACTTTCTGTGCTACCAGTGCAGTAGTGTTATCTGTTGATACAGATACTGCAACCTGTGTTTCTTTGCCATTGATAGTGAAAGATAATGTGCCATCTGATGATGGAGCAGACTCTACTCTAATCTTGGTTACTGCTATTGATACTGGCTTGATGTTTCTACGGAGAATCTTGTAGCCTTTGCCACTGAATTTCTCTGGGGCGTAGCTTCTATCTGCCAGTTTGAGAACATCACGCTCAGACTCTTTTACAGAAGAAAGGTCTTCCTCATCTGGGAGATTGATTACATCGCCTTCTACAACAAATCTCTCGCCTATTTTCTTTTCCAAATCATAGAGAGAGTTGTTTACTTGCTCGATGTCAGCCTTCTTGTCAATGGATGTACGAACATCAGGAGTCATTTCTGCTCTTGAAACAGAATTGTGTGCAATCTTTTCATTTGTTACACTTCGTGAAGCAATCTTTGAAGTCTTGATTGCTCCATCAGGTAGCTTATCCGTAGAAACTGCACCATCAGCGAGCTTCTCGGTCGTAACATTGCCGTCACGAATCTTGTCTTTCGTGATGGCTTGGTCGTTGATGTCGTCTGTTTTCATCATCGGCACCATGCAACCTAATTTTGGATCATCTCTAAATGTAGGCATATTTGATTTCTTTTGGTTCTGATGAAGTGAATATCTGAATTTTTACGGTTTCTGGAATCACCCGAAGACGAAGCTTGAACTCGCAGGTGTTCTTGTGGGCACGAATGGGAACTCTCGGTTTCTTGCCATCGCCCCTATCCTGTCTGATTACCAGTTTTCCTGGGCGCTTGAGCGTAACCATCAGGTATATGTCACGCTGCAAGATTACCTCTGGGGAAATCCATGCAAGTTCTTCTTCGCTATAATTCGTAGATACATACTCCATGATTTCATTATTTTGATGTTTGACTAACACCTAGCTGCTGCAAGGCTATCGTGTACATTTGCGTAGCCTTGGTATCATCGTAGGCTGAAAGCAATAAGAAGGCGAGATAGTAGATGAAGGCATTCTTCAGGCGGTCTGGGATAGCTACATCTGTAGAATCGGACGTGCTAACGTTCTTCGGAACACCCACATAGGAAATAACCGCTTCCGTAGGCTTGGGCTGCAAGAGAATTTTCAGAGGATTCTCACGCATAATAGCCGCCTGTGGTCGGTCGATGGTTCCCTTTGCCGTATCATCAAACATCATGACAGCCTCATCTTGGGTATCTTCTATAGGCACTACCGCCTTGTACCAGCCATTTCCACGAATGCGAGAGATATTGATTACCTCGGTATTGGCATCCATCGTAATGACACCGATGCTTTTCTGAGCATCGTAGTCCTGCACTTGGAGGGTGGCAGAAGAAGTACCTATCTTCTTGGAATCAACCAATGCAACAGAGGATGATGCGGTAACGGCAATCCAATGCAGGGCATCGTTGATTTTTGCCTTGATGATGTTGTCCATATACAAATCGTCCTTCTCATCGGTGATTGATGAGAAGTTGTTGGATTCCTCGTCTATGCACCAACGAACTGCCTTTATGATGTCTTCTACCTTCATTTCACCTTATTATATATGTTACTCCTTGCCGTAATCAGGGAAAACAAGACCAGCCTTGTCTGCATGCTTCATGGCAGTTTCAAGGGTTCTGCAATCCTTGTCAAAACGGCTATTTACGTAATTGATAACCTCTTCGGCTGTGCGAATACCGGTTACCTCTTCCTTCTGAGCTTTCTTCGAAGGCTTCTTTGCAGGCTCATTTACAAGCGCCTCTTCCTGCACAATATCCGACTCTTCAAGAGTTGTACGAATACAAGTAACCTTTCCGCTCCTTACCAATTCATGGTTATCCAAAAGGTCTTGCGCATATTTGTTGCGAAGAGTAAGCTCTGGGCATTTGCGCATGTAAGTGTTGCCATGAGTAAAGTTGTAGCGCATAGAATTACCGCCAGCGCCGGAAAGCGTAAGGCTTACATTATTACACAGCTCGTTATATCTATATGTCTTAATCATTATTTTCTATTTTAATAACAAAGGGACAGGGCTATTAACTCCTGCCCCTCTGCGTGATTTATATGTTAAAGATGAAAAAGATGCCTTATGCAGCAACGTCCATGCCGGCATACAAGTTCCACTTAGTACCATCGTACTCGTAAACCTTGCCCTTCTCGTAGGTTGTCTCATCCTTGGTGTAATCCTCTGTCAAAGCCACCTTCATGCCCTTAGAAGCAGTATCAGGGAGAGTCTTCAGAGATATGATGCTGTTCACGATACCAGTAACACCAAGATTGGTGATGAATGCCTCTGGACCGACCAGGATAGAGTTGTAGCCACGAAGAGCAATGCAATCTGCCTCAATGTGCATGTATCGCTTAGCCTCACGTGGATCGTAGCCGTCCTTGCTCATGTCATTGGTCTTATCCTTGCCCTTCTCCTTCACGTAGTGACGAGCACCCTTCAAGTCCATACCAACCATGCAGTCTTCCATGTGCATCATGTCAAGAGTCTGATCCCAAACGAAATCAATAGTACCATAGTTGTCAACGTAGCGAGAGAAGGTAATGTCAATTTCCTTGTGGGTAGAAAGAACCTCGGTGCGACCCTTTGGAATCTCAATGTTCATCAGGCGCTTGATTGCGTTCTTGCCACAGAACATATAGATATGGTCAGACTCAGAGAAGTCTGTGAACATCAACATACTGATAGCGGTCAAATCCTCGTACTTGTAAACCTCACCGATGCCATACTGGTTGGTCAGCTGATTCAAGATACCCTCTGCGAAGTAGGTGTACTCATCAGCACCATCATTTGTGGTAGAGTGAATGCGAGCCTTGGTACCCATCCAGTAAGAACGCTCAGCACGCATCTTATACTTGTTGAGTGCATCTTCCTTCATATCCTTCACGGTATGAGGAATCTTCTTCTTCATGGTCTCGAAGTCCTCGGTGAAGACGATAGAGAATGCTCGCTTCTGGAGATAAACATCAGCAGAACGTGGCTGGTAGTTCTCAGCAGGAACCTTCATCTGAGACTCAGAGAGCGCTGTAGAAGCAGCCAAAATAACCGTACCAACAGGAATGTCCGGGCAAGTCATGTTTTCCAAGAACTCGCAATCGGCATTCTCCTCATTAGCCTTACCGTTGATAGCCTGCAAGGTAACCTCAGTACCTGACTTATTGGCGCTGGTAACAAAGAGAACCAAACGACCTTCACGTACCGTAGTAGAGCCACGCTTGTAACCAGCTACGGTAGGAACGATAGCAGTAGAACCCTCGTAGAATGGCTTCAAAGAGCCTGAGAAGTTGGTCTTGGTAAGCTTGATGGAAGCACCGGCAGTAATTGGCTGTGTAACCTCACCGTCCAAGGTCTCGCCACCATAACGAGCGTGCTTCTTCTTGTAGCCAGTACAAGGAACAGTTGTGGTAAACTTCTTGACAATAGAAAGGAGAGGTGTATGATATGGGCGGAACTTGGTTTCACCCGTGTCCCAGTCTTCCTCTTCAAGACCGCCTCGGTCCATCTGTGTAGCAGAAGCCTGCGTGCCAGTCAAAGACTGACCAGCAGTTTTGCCACCAGGAGCAAGCATGTCGTTCTTATCCTTATCTACCTGCTCATTGGCAGCTGTCTCTTCGGTTGTTGCAGGCTTAGAACCCGGCTCGTTCAAGTCAGGTTCAACATCATCACCAACAGCCATTGCGCCACCGCCTGTAACAACAGCAAGAAGCATCAGAATCATCTTAAAGATGAACTGACGATTAGAAAAATAATTAATTACTTTCTTCATTTTATACTTATATTTATGGATTAATAATCTTGTGTTAACCAATATCATCAAAGAAGCTGGATGCTCTCTTCTTAGTTTTCTTCTTAGCTGGCTCGTTTCCAGCACCCGAACTAGAAAGTGAAGGAGGAATACCCTCTGTTGCAGAAGAGCGGACCTTATTCTGAATTTTCTCGTTTCTTGCCTGCATAGCCGCCTCGTCTCGGGCAGAGGAAATATCAGAATCGTAGTTGTTGGCATTATGGAGCATCTTCCAAACATCATCTGGGATGTCTCCGCTCTCCACCTTGTCGTGAATCTCGTAAATCTGCTTCCACATATCCTGAGCATCATCTGGGTAAAGCTTAACCAAGCGTTCGATAGACTTGCGCATATTTTCCGTAACCCTTTCGGTAGCTTCATTCTGCTCGGCAACTTCCTCATTGTGCTTTGCAAGAATCTCGGCGAGCTTCTTGCCGCCCTCTGGATCTTCGAGCAGAGCCTTGATGTCGATACCAAAGCGAGCCATCGCATCAAAAGGATTATCCTCTGGATTCTTCTCCATGTCAAATACCCATGCAGCGAGCCACTTGTGCTTGTCGAACACCTTAGACAACGCCTTTCCGCTCTCCTCGTATCGTCCGAGCGTATCAGCATCATCATTCATAGCCGCATAACGAGCTTCCTTGTCCTCGAAATCAATGTCGGAATGACGCTTCTTGAATCGGTCGGAGAAAGCCTTGCGGTTAGGGCGGTCCTCTACTGGCGGAGTCTCTTCCGCAGCCTGTTCGGGTGAAGGAACCTGCTGTTCAGATTCTCCACCTGCATCCATCTGTTCTAATTCTTCCTTTGTCATATCTTAAACTGTTTGAAACGTTGCTGCAAAGATGCAAAGAAAATGCAATTATATTTCCGTGTTTCCGTGACAATAGGCAAACACGCGGAAACACGGCAAAGAAAAAGGGATTTAAGACTATTTTTGCGCCTATAAATTAATAATGTGTAAACAAATATGGTTAAGGCGAAATTATTAACACTTAGCAAGGTGATGCCTCAGCGCAACAGATACGATTCTGTGAAGGCTCGAAAAAAGCGGCAGGAGCACGGAAAGGACTGGGAACTGCTGACCCGATGCAAGAATGCCTGGAACAATCTGAGCGGCGTGAGGGAGACCCGAGCAAGAACGATGAGATACTGCAACGGAGACCAATGGAGCGACACCATCAGGGTGTACCATCATGGCTACTGGGATGAAATGACGGAGCGCACCTATATGGAGCGGCGCAACCAGACTCCTATGAGCAACAACATCATGATCAGTATCTTGGAATCCATCGCAGGACTCTATGCCAAGCAGGGTACGGAGCCAGTATGCTTTGCAAGGGACAGCAATTCCCGGCAACTGAGCGATATGATGAGCGCCACGATGCAGTGCAACTGGCAGAACACCTATATGCAGGACGTTCTGAACCACGCTATCAAGGACTATCTGATAGGCGGTCAGATGTTCGTAAGAGAGTGCTGGGAAGACAGAGACCTTGAAATGCCCGATTCGTGGACAGATGCGATGGAAGCAGATCACATGTTTTTTGAATGCGGAAGCGACCCACGCCATAATGACGTGAGTCTGATCGGTGTGCTGCACGATGTGAGCAAGGAAGACCTCTATCAGAAATTCGCGCGACAGGAATACGGTTTGACGGAAAAAGACCTAGATACCATCTTCGATATTCAGGATATGGATGACAGCGGCTACGGCTACGAGTTCAATGAGGAAAAGGCTCTGGAGAACCTCAGCTTCGACTACAGTAATAAGGGCAAGCACTACGTGAGAGTGATTGAGGTGTGGACCACGGAGACCAAACACAGACTCCAATGCTACGACCCTATCGCTACCACAGGAACCAGCGCTTACTTTCGGGTGGATATGGAAGATACCGTCATGATAGAGAAGCTACGCAAGGACAATATCAAGCGAAAGCAGCAGTATGACGAAATGGGCGTAGCAGAAGAAGACAGAGCCTACATTACCAGCAAGGAGATTGCCGATAAGTACTGGTACTTTACCTACATGGCACCAGACGGAACAATCCTCTGCCAGGGCGAAACGCCTTACGACTACAAGAGCCATCCGTTTACGATGAAGCTCTATCCGTACATCAACGGAGAGATTCATCCGTTTATGGCGAACGTGATAGACCAGCAGAGATACATCAACCGACTGATTGTGATGAACGACATGGCTATCAGAAGCAGCTTCAAGGGCTTCAAGATGATTCCGACAACCGTATTGAACGGCAAGACAAAAGAACAGTTTATGGAAGATGCTATTGAATACGATGGATGGATATTCTATACGCCAAAGCGCACGATGCCGCAGGTGAAGCCAGAAATTATCACATCGAATGCGGTGAATATCGGAACCAACGAACTCTTGCAGATAGAGCTGAACCTGATACGAGAGGTTACCAACGTGAGCGGAGCTTTGCAGGGTAAGACTCCTTCGGCAGGAACATCGGCTGCAAGATATGCGCAGGAGAGCCAGAACGCTACCACTTCACTCTATACCATCCTATCGGATATGGACGTGTTTACGGAGAAGCTGGCAACCAAGAAGTGTATGACTATCCAGCAGTACTACGAAGACGGAAGAAAGGTTTACGACCGAAACTTCACCCAAGTCTATATGTACGACCGCCTTTCTGCCCGAGACATCCATTTCAAGATCAGCATCAAGAATGCGGCAGCTACGGCAACCTACAACACGATGCAGAACGATACACTCGACAAGCTTCTTGACAAGGGCGCTATCAATGTAGTTCAGTACTTGCAGAACCTGAATGCACCATTTGCAGACAAGCTTCTTGCCAGCGTGCAGGAAGAGCAGGCGCAACTTGAACAGATGTACCAGCAGCAACAGGCGATAGCTCAGCAGCAGGGCGGCGGACAGGTAGAGAACGGCATCGTACAGGGTGCAGACCAGAACGCAGTGGCTCAGGCTATGAGCATGAACAATCGGTATTATCAAACAGCATAAGTTATGGCAGTAACAGAACAGACAATAACAATAGGGTATGCCGACATCAAGAGCAAGGTGAAGAAGCATTTCTCCATCATCGGAAAAAGACTTTCCGACAAGCAGGGAAACATTCTCTTTACTGGCGTTACCCTATCCTCGACCGAGGAAGACATCTTGAAGCAGTATGTGAAGGATGCAGCAGAGACATTCGTGGGTAACTTCGCTCCACTGATAGCCGGCTACACGGACAACACCGATGATGTAATATTCACCTACCAGCAGAACAGAGTGAGCGAGAGCAAGGCAAACGCATTCTGTAGTCTCTTCAAAAGCTATGTGGTAGATTACGTAGCCTATTCTGTGCTATCCATGACCTATGCTGATTCTGCAAGGAAGTATGCAGACGATATGACGAATCATGTGAACTCTGCATTGAAGCTGATCTTCCAGAAGGATGCGCCGGCATCTGTAAGCGGAAACCTGACTGATATGACAGGAGAAGTAATTTTGAACTAAAAAGATAAAGCTATGATTATAAAATTTCAAATTGTAAAGTCGGTAGTGATTGGAGCCGTGAAGAGAGCCACCTACCTGAAGGCAAAGGTGGATAGTGCGGCTGACGAGAAGGCTATCAAGTTGGGCTTCAATGAGGCTGCTGGTGATGATGAGGTTCACGAAGCAACACTCACCCATGATTTTGATACGGCACTGGAGATTGTGAAGACACTTCTTGCCGAGTATCTGGTACCGAATGCGCAGACCATCGGTGACAACATTATCTACTACGACTCCAAGACGGATGATGTGGTGGAGTTTATCATCAATGCCTCCAGAAGATGCAACGGAACCTTGACCGATACACTTGCCCGACTGGTGTCAAAGTATGTGGAAGATTATGTAATTTTCCAGTGGTGGTTAAAGACTACCAATCTGAAACAGGCAGAACCTTATCAGGCTTCGCTCAGCATAGATGAACAGAGCATCCGCAGATGTTTCGTACTGAGTGGTCCAGTAGTTCCAACCGTTCCTTATACCCAGCATCTTACTGCCAAGGTGGATGGAAGCTGTGGTGATGGAGCTATCACGATAGCCCTGGAGGAAGAGGACGTGAATATCTCCTACTCCATTGATGATGGCGCCATTGATGATATTGAGGCGAGAAGCAGCGACCCTAGCATCGTTGAGATCCAGCGCAGCCCAGACCCTTATGCCTTCGCCCTGAAGCCAAGGAATACCGGTGTGGCAACCGTTATCCTCTTCTCCCGACACAGCGACAACCTGAAGACAGAGGTAGAAGTAACCGTAGCAAAGGAGGTATAAGATGGAGTTCAACGCATTACACCCAACACATTTTATCCGTGAGAGAGGATGGAAGCCCGAGCCGAATCCTCTCCTTCCGAAGCCTCCTCGCCCGGCACACAAGTATTACAGCAAGCACATTTTCATCTATGCCAACCAGCTCTGGTATGATATTGATGCAGCTACAAACATGGTGGGTAGGGCAAGACGAGGCAATCAGACGAGTCAGGAAGACATCATCCCAACCAGCGAGAACGATAGGGAAAGACCACTCTTCTACCGCTGGTTTGACAAGTACCTGAAAAAGGCAGAAGGAGTCCTCTCTGCCTACGTGATGAAGCCGCAGGGAGTGGTAAGAGACAATGCCCTGAAGGAATGGGATGAGAAGGAAATCTGGCTGAATATGCCCGACTATTGGGATGATACCCGATATGACGAGCTGGTGAAACATATCCACAGCTACATCGTGGCTGGTGCTCTCTACGAATATTTCCTGCTTACGCTTACCAGTAAAGACCCGCTTACCGTCTCGAAGCAGGAGGAAATGAACGATGAAGAACTGGAGATACTGGATGCAGCGAGTGCCAGCAAGGCAGGAATGCTGGTTCGTTCGTTGAAACCATTTGGATAAAAAAAGAGAAGGAGAAGCTTATGGGAGAGTTTGATGATATTAAGTCGGTAAGAGAAATCATGCAGGAGAAGCGAGAGAAGGCGAAGAAGATTCTGCCAGTGAGCAAGAGCGCACAGAAAGAATTTATCCGTGACTTCCTAGCCCGACATCAGGATAAGTTTGAGGATTGTATGAACCAGTTGGCAGAATTCGACCCGAAAACATACGTTACCATCTATGCTAACCTGACCAAGCACATGATACCAAAGCAGAGCGAGGTGAGCGTGACACATGGTTTGGATGAAGACTTCAAGCAGTTGGCAGCACTGGCACAGACCAAGACCGACAATAACGCCTTGGACGTGACTCAGGTGCCACAGATACAGGATGCAGATTTTGAGGAGATAAAGGAATTGGGCGATGGCATTAGTTAGAGAAGTAGATATTGATGAACTCGTAGCCGAAAACAAGCGGCGATACGATGAGATTTACGGAACCTACAACCCTTGGACGGGTGAAGGCTGCTATGATTTCGAGCACAGGGAGCTGCTCGAACTGCCCGACTTCATGATCAAGAAGATGTGGGTTCCAAAAGAATGTATGCGTACCTTATTATATAGGGGGCTGAAACAGTTGGGCAGCATGAAGGAGTACATCATCCGGGTATGGGGCAAGGAGTATAACGAGAAGAGTTACTACACCAAGCAGTTGAAGATGGTGCTGACCTTCGAGATTATGAAGGTGAGATTCAGGGAAGACCCCGAGTTTGCCCTGTTTTCTACCGACAAGATTGAGGATAAGGTAACTGGTGACATGATTCCTTTCAAGCTGAACTACCCCCAGCGCAAGCTCTTGAAGATTTTTGAGGATTTGCGCACCAGCGGAAGGGCTATCCGAGTAGTAATTCTGAAAGCCCGACAATGGGGCGGTTCTACCCTCACACAGCTTTACATCAAGTGGCTACAGGATTTCCGCAAGGACGGATGGAATGCCATCGTACTAGCCCAACAGAAGAACACGGCAAAGAAAATCAAGGCGATGTACAGAAAGGCATTGGAGAACCAGCCAGGCTGGACCATCGGAAGACCGGGAGCCAAGCTTCAATTCTCTCCTTACGAGAACTCGCCTGATGATTTCCAGGTAACAGACGGAATGAGGGCAGTAAGAAGAAGTACGCTGACCGTGGCATCCTTTGAGAACTTTGACTCCGTACGTGGCAGCAACTTCCACTGTGCTCACTATTCTGAGGTGGCTTACTGGAAAAAGACCCCAGAGCATGATCCTGAGGGTGTGATTTCTTCTATTTCGGGCGGTATCAGAAATCAGGAGGACAACTTGGAGGTGTTCGAGAGTACCGGCAAGGGTAACTCTGGCTTCTTCTATGAGAAATGCCAGTTGGCGATGGACCCGAAGAACAATGATGCCTATTCCTTCCTATTCATTCCTTGCTTCTTCATCGAGCACGATATGGAAGAAGTGAAGAGTGAACGAGCCTTTGCCAAATGGCTTTTGGAAAACAAGGATAAGAGCACCAACCCGAAGGGCTACCGAGAGACCGGAAAGTTCTTCTGGCGTATGTGGGAGAAGGGAGCCTGCTTCCAAGCTATCGAGTGGTACAGAAACTTCCGCAACAAGTTTACCACCCATTCCTTCTGTGCTACCGAGGCACCAGTGGATGAGGAAGATGCTTTCCGTAACTCTGGTAATCTGGTCTTCAACCCCTACTCTATTGATGATTTACAGAAGAAGTACAAGCGTGAGCCAATCTATACCGCCGACATCATCATTGACGGCAACAAGAATGAGTCTTCCATCGAAAAGTCGAAGATAAGTATCCGAACAGATGGTGATGGAGACTTGAAGATCTGGGCGGTGCCTAACTGCTTAAAAGTGGAGAACAGATACTTGGTGAGTGTGGATATTGGCGGCAAATCCTCGACTTCCGACTATACCGTCATGACGGTGATAGACAGATTCGACATGATGCCTTCCATCAAGGGCAAGCCAAAGGTGGTGGCAAGATGGCGAGGACACGTAAGACACGACAAGCTGGCGTGGATGGCGGCGGCATTGGCGCATTACTACGATGATGCACTGCTGGTAATCGAGAGCAACACGGCAGACCGAGAGAAGAACAACAATACGGAAGGCGACCACTTCGGAAGTATCTTGAACGAAATAGCTGACTATTACGACAATCTGTATCAGCGCACCACAAGTCCTGAGGACGTGAGCGATGATGTGCTTGCCAAGTATGGATTCCAGACCAATAAGCTGACGAAGGGTTGGGTGATTGATAATCTGGAGCAGTTTGTGGATGATATGCTCTGGGATGAGCCAGACAGAGAAATGTATCATGAGCTGAGAATCTACGAGCGGCATGATGATGGAAGTCTTGGCAATATCGTGGGCAACGGAAACCATGATGATGTACTGATGAGTACTGCCATCGGATTGTGGGTAAGCGCCAACGATATGGAGAAACCGAAATGGAAACAAAAGGAAAGAACAAGCAGCGGTGGCGACGGCGTTCACTCTGCTGCGAAAATTTAAAGATATTGAGTTATGGAGAGAAACTTGGATAGAAAGACTTTGAGTTTCAGCAAGGGTATGACGAACGTACCGAGTGACTTGCTGAGTGAAGATAGCGAGCTTGCTTATTCGCAAAACATCATATATTGGAATGGTGAAATGGTTCCGATTCAGAAGATGAAGCCTTTTGGCACGGTGGGCGGCACGATTTTGTTTGTGCATAAAATGGCAGACTTCGAGAATATCATTACCTATGACAAGTATGTTGGGGATAGTGGCGAGAATAAATATACCATCAGATGCTACAAGAAGAGCGACCTCAGCGCTCCGATTGGAGAATTTGAGGGTGAAGGAGAAGTGAAGGATGCACAGGCGGTGGGGAATACTCTGGTACTGGCTACAGATAATGGACTGAGATACATCCTTTATAAATCAGATACCTACAAGGATTTGGGAATGAATATCCCTAACCTGAAATGCAACTTCACCTTCGAGAAACCAACCAACAACTATATACCAGAAGAGAGCGAAAGAACTCTGATGAATATTTCCAACGATGTTGATGGACCTGATGCCTGGAAATGTTATTATGATGCGAATGGAAAATTCCTACATGCTGCTGGCGATGAACCTAGCGGAATATTCCAACAAGGTACGTATCACCATTTCTCCATCAAAGTATCTACAGACGGCTCACACGAAAAAGGCTTTCAGGAAACAGTTCAAGGGCATGTTGCCCAAGCAATCAACTGGGTAAAAAGCAAAAATATGTTTGCGTTCCCTTTCTTTATCAGGTGCGCATTCAGGCTCTTCGATGGTTCTTATACCAAGATTACTACCCCATATATCTGCTATCCTACGATTAACAGAAATTGCCGTTTCAGCTCTGCGACTTTCGACCGTACCCATAGCACATATATGGATCTTAGGCAAATGACAGGAAAAGAAAGTATCTTTTACTTCATCGAGTATAGCGAACTGAAATTCAAGTTTGAACCGATAAGCAATGATTGGAGAGACATTATCAAGGAAATTGTAGTCTTTGCCTCTGATCAGGTCCTGCCATTCCGTTTAGATAGCGGTTGGAAATTAGTTTCTCCAAACGATACCTATATGAAACCTTCTGCTAATTTCGGCTACGACAAGTATAGAGAGCTTCCGTTTAACTACGACAAGCAAGCGATGGCTTCCCATACCATCACGGTACACAGCGAAATTCAGCCGGAATATAAAACGGACCAGGAAATCATAGATGAACTGCTGACAAAATCACAGTTCTACAAACTGTTTTCTGTAAAGGCATCGGATAAGGTTATGGATGGAAACTGGCATTACTCGGTTAACGGAATAAAGGACGGAGATAGAATGTTCATTGCGAAAGGAGTTGTTGAGAATCTTACGACACAAACCCAACTGAATGTTGATGATTATTACGGATGGGCAAAGGCTACAGCAGAAAGACTGTACACCTATAACGGCAGACTTCAAGCTATCGGATTGTTGCGCTATCCATTTGGCGGTTTCTCGAATTTTACAGGAAGAGACTTGACTGGCGACGATTATTACTATATGTACACCCATATCGTGACGAACACTTCTGATACCTGGACGGTGAATGTCGCTTCTGTGAATAAGTCGTTCCTGCGTGGATGGATTTATTATCCAGACCCAAACGCTACGGAAATCATTCTTTATTCGGGCGAGAAATATCTTAGAATTCCATTAACCATACACCCAATGTTGAACGGCTCCTATTCGTTCACCAATCTTCCGTCAGCTGAAGGTGATGCGGAATTTGAAAGTATCACCGAAGATGAAATGATAGAACTGGTCAAGAACCTTAACCAGCCAGAATATCTTGATTCCCAGATTTTCACTTCGGTAGTGAACAATCCGTTTGTATTTGAGGCATCGGGCGATAACACCGTGGGTACTGGTAAGATTCTTGGTATCGTGGCTAATACAGAGGCGGTAAGTCAGGGACAGTTCGGTCAATATCCTCTGCTCGTCTTTACCGATGAAGGCATCTATGCAATGAGCGTGAATGCAGAGGGACTTTACTCCAGCATACACCCTATATCCAGAGAGGTTTGCAACAACGCTGATTCCATCACCCCTACCGACAAGGTTGTTTACTTCACGTCAGAAAAGGGATTGATGGCTACATCGGGCGGCGAGGCGATTTGCGTATCGGGGCAGTTGAGCGGTGGAAAGAATAGAGGATTGCCAAGCGACTTCCTGCCTTTCAAGACTTTCTTAGAGAACTGTCTGATAGCCTACGACTACAAGGCTTCGCTGCTGAGAATATTCAACAAGAAGACCAGCTATCACTATGTATATAATATGGTGGATAAGATTTTCTCTATCTCCCACAACTATACCAGCAGCAAGATTTTCTGTAGAACGGTAGCCAACAACTACCCCGACAATCTTGTGCAGTTTGATGATAGTAGCGTTTACTCCCTTACCAACATTCCATTGGCAGAGGATGATGCCAACGACTATGACTGCGTAATGACTACCCGACCTTTGAAACTGGGCGGCTCTACCATCCTGAAATCATTGAGGGGCTTGAAGCATCTTTTCGATTCTGATGCCGGAACGGTAAGCGTAACGGTCTATGGCTCCAACAACGGCAAGGACTGGATTGCGCTGAAGAGCCTCTTCGGTAAACCGTGGAAATACTTCAAGCTGGAATATTCTTTCAAGAACTTCAAGGCAAGCGATTCCTTTGCCGGTTCCATCATAGAGACTCAGAGCAGAAGAGAAGACAAGATAAGATAAATCCTTCCATAAGTTTGATAACATCAAGAAGGCGGCTACTCGTGATGAGCAGTCGCCTTCGAATTAAAACACTAACAAACTTACGCTGAACGTCTCCGTTCTATGTAGATTATGAACCATTCCATCAAATAACCTATGACGAAGCAATAAAGGTGGAGGCATCCGTTCACGTTATTCAACAGCATCGTGAAGAGGATGAAGGGTCCAGCCTTTCTGATTGCATCTTTCCATCGTCCTGTCCTGCCCCACATCACACCGAAGACGGCGAAGAGGAACCCAGACAAACCCATCGTTGGCTCGGTAACGAACATCGGCAGATAACTGGCTGCTACGGCTACCACAAAAGCCTTGACAGGCGAAATCCTGCCCTTGATCTGCCAGAGCACCAGCAGATTGGTGGCAAGATGAAAGCCATTGACGTGGAAGAAGCTGTACAGTAGATGATTCTCCCAGGGGCATCCGTGATAGAATCCGATGTGCCAAGTACAAAGAATGATGCAGATGAGCGACAGAATCGCCTTCAATCTGAAACTATTCATGCTTACCATCCCTGTAACCTTTCCCATATCGCTTGCAATTATAGAAAATATCCTCTGCAGAACGAGGAGACAGGAAGAACTCGGGGGCTGGCTCTCCTACCAGAAACTGGCAGATGAAATGGAGCGACTGCCCGATAAACTCCTTCTTCTGAGATACTGCATTCAATCTATCGAACAGAGAATAGTACATTCTCCTTCTCGGTTCCGTCATGGCATCCACCTCAGAGAAATCGCCTACCACCATCTTTCTGAGTTTCTCGAATGCCTGCTTGGGATTCACATAATATCTCGGTGCGGGATGAGATACTATCTTCGCCCACGCCTCCTTTGCGGTGTGGCAGGTGGGTGCTACCTCACGATAAGTCTTCATCAGGTCTTCCCGTTGCTTTTCCGTCAAGCTATAATTGGTTTTCGTCATACGCTTTACTCGTTAAATCGTACTGCAAAGGTACGAATAATCTAGAATACGTCCAAATAAATAATATATTTTAATATTTTGCTCATTTTTTATGGTTTTGTGCAGGAATATTTTTATCTTTGCACCGACTAAAACATTTAGCTACCGTTTTCTAATAAACAGCAACTAGATCAACGATATCAACATAAAATTGAAACAAAAATGAAAAAGAGTATTAACAACGCTCTTTCAGAAGAAGAGCAAGAGCTGGTTCTGCAAGGTTTGCTGAGCCGCAAAATTTGGAGATTCTATGAACTCCTGGCAAAATGGGCACCCATACCGCTGATGCTAGAGCACTGGTATGGAGTTTGGGACTATGGGCGTTACCCAAGACCTACCGTACTTGATACGGCTGATAACGGAAATTGTATCATCTGGATTTACTTTCTGGCATACGTGTATATGCCAATCTGCATGATACCAGTGAGCTTCTTCTTCAGATACTGCTGGATTTTCCGCATCCCATTCTTCTACTTCATTGGTGTCAATGCCATCAGACTGTATTATCGGCACTGGCTCATCACGCCAGACCAACTGGAGACGCACCATGTATTTATCATTTTTACATTAATATTATATGCCTATGGATTTATCAAGATCGCTATCACACGTAGCAAATGCCGCATTTCAGATGTTTCAGAACGGAGAATGCGGTTTTTCGGAAGAAGAAGAGAGAATCGTACAGAGAAATCTTCTGTACTGGATGGAAAGAAGACATCACTTTGATGAGAAGCTGGGAAGAGCCTGCATCGCCAACATCTACTATTTCAAGGATGATGTGACCAAGGAGTATGCCCCATTCTTCGGTTACGAGGAAATGAAGGAGGAGTACGACAAGCAGGCTTGGATGATTCCCGACTACACGATGTGGGATTTCGCCGTGACCATGAACAAGATGTTTGCAGAAAACATTGATGTGATTGGCAAATGGTCGAGAAGCAAGGAGACCCTGAAGAAGAGAATCTCCGAACTATCAGTGAGTTTCCTCTGCGACGAGTCAACCAATCACCCCACCGATAAAATTTGGTGGTACATGAACAGTTAGACGGAAACACGGAAAAAGCTATCTGGAAACCCCTTATCTTTGCGCCATTAATCAATATTAATGGTGTATATATGACAGAGATTATTCATACATTTTTGCAAGAGCACCTATACAGATCGGCATTGGTTATTGCCATCTGCATGGGTGCTCTTATCATTTCTATGGGCGTGGACCTGTTCTTTGGCATCAAGAAAGCGAAGGAGAACGGACTGGCTACGACAAGTACAGGATTCAAGAAGACTTGCGACAAGGCGAGGAAATACTTCTCTCCCTTCATGGTGACGGTCTGTATAGACCTGATAGCCTGTACGGTTCTCCCCTTCCCTGTCTTCTCTATGATATGGGCAGGCTATTGCGTGTTCTGTGAATTTGTAAGCGTAAGAGAAAAGAGCTGGCAGAAGGCTGAGATACGGAAGCAGGAGAAGACGGTAAGCATTCTTCTGGATAACAAAGAGGACCTTGCTAGGGCTTTTGCTGAGATTATGAAGGAACTGGAAAAGGAGAAGGAGGGCAAGGTATGAGACTGATTGATAGAATTTTCGTTCACTGTACTGCCTCTTCTCAGAAATGGGGCGTGAAGGAGCTTTGGGATGAGTTTAAGCGCAAGGGCTGGAAGAACCCCGGCTATCATTATGTGATTACCAAGGATGGTTCCGTACACCAGATGCTGCCGGTAGAGATGGTTAGCAACGGTGTGAAGGGATATAATTCTACTGCCATCAATATTGCCTATGTAGGCGGTATCGACTCGAAGGGAAAGGCTGTAGATAACAGAACCAAGGAGCAGAAGAATGCTCTGGTTACCCTGCTTAAACAGCTGAAAAAGAAATATCCGAATGCGGCGATTATGGGGCATCGTGATATTTGGGGTGCAGACAAGTCGAAGTGGAAGAAGATGTGCCCTTGTTTTAATGCGAAAGAGGAATATAAAAATCTATAGCGTATGAAGTGGTATGACATAAGATTTTGGAAATGGGCTTGCATCGGTTTGGTGGTTGGAGTTATCCTGCTGGCATTCACTGGCTGCAAGACCAAGGAGTATGTGAAGGTTCCCGAGTATCATACTGAGTATATTGTGAGAAGTGATACTATCGCCAAAATGGATAGTGTGTATGTGAAGGATTCAGTGTATGTGTGTCAGAAGGGGGATACCGTAGTGATAAGCAAGATTGCCTATCGGGACCGATACCGCAATATATACAAGGTGAAGCTTGATACCATCTTCAAGCGTGATTCTGTTTCCGTGCCAGTATCAGTTGAGCGGCAGCTTACCAAGAGTGAGCTGAGATTAATGACACTGGGAAGATGCTATATCGGATTTCTTTTCCTGTTGGCTGTATGTGCCATCGGCTTTGCTTTCTGGTATCACAATAAAAAGTTCTAGCTTATGGGAAAGATTAGCGAAGAACTCCAAATGATAGACTCGCTCCTGATGGAATTTCATGAGCGGATTCAGTCGGGAAGATGCTTGACAAATAAGCAGCAGAACACGATGATGCTGAATTTCCTACATCAGATTGCCAACAAGGATGAGCCGATCAGTAAAGCGGAAGCGTGCGGATACGTCAAAGTTTCCAGGGCTACCTTTGACCGGCTGGTGAAAGAAGGCAGGCTCCCTAAGGGTCAGAAGCGCAAGGGCTGGACCGAACTCGTTTGGTACGAAAAGGATTTGGATAAGTTCATAGATAAGTTGATTTAGGTATAATTTTAGGTTTTTGTTTTTATAGGTTAGACGTTGTTTATTTAGTAGAAAAAATCCCCACCCGGCTGTGAAGCTAGGTGGGGATTGTTGTTTTACTCGCCAAGAATATCCTTGATTTTCTTGGCGATGTATTCGTCAGAAGTACTTTCCTTTACAAGAGCATCCACATCTGGTAGTTTGGCATCTACCTTATCTGCTTGCATTTTTGAAGTAAGCATGCCCATTACCAGTTTCACCCAAGGGCTATTAGCCATGTTTGCCAATGAATCCTTTTTGATTTCATAGGCTTTCTTTAACTCTCCGTTATCACGGAAATATCTGAGAACTTCCGTTAATGCCAAGACAAAGTTCTTGTCTTGCATCTGGCTATTCTTTGCCTCTTCCAGTTTAAGCATTAGGAAGAGTAATGATGAATGTAAATCTGTTTTGTTCATAATTAACCCTTTCTTCTACGATTCTTGATATGTAATGCTAAAGCGCAAAACGACAACAATAGTACTAATAATTGTCCTGCTTCCATATTACTTTTCCTTATCGAATTTTGACCTCAATACTACTATTCTATGATACCTTGCTACAAATGTTCCAAATGGAATATCAAAACAACACTTCACTCCATTAAGGAACTTGCAATCAAGCATTTTCATCTTGTCATTCCATACCACCTCTATAACACTTTTTGTTTCAAGGTTAGAGATAATATCTCCAACATAAATATTGTCTCCGTTCATATCCTTCTCGCCTGTAAACTGGCAGACTGTAGAAGGATCAATTTCATAAGTGATATTTCTGTTCAACATACTTTCTTCCTGACGATGTTCGATGATGTAAGTGTTACCACATTCAGCATAGAAGTAACCTTCAACCCACTTGCCATTGTCAAGACGTTTTGCCTTGAACTTGATATTTTCTATTTTCATAAGCTATAATTCTTCTTTTTCAAATTCACTCTTTGGAACACAATAATAAACTGCTTTTCCAAAGAATTCTTCTACGCCTTTTAAGGGCATTTCCTTTTCTAAAATATCATGTGCCTTTGTGTCTTTTCTAACACTAATAGCTATATAATCATAGCTATTATTTAACATCAATGGCGAGCTATTTGTCATATACACCTTGCCCTTCTTGGAAAGATTACTATGATTGATTGCAGGCTGGTAGTACAATCCGCTAGCCTTATGCTTGATTCTGTAAGGTTTTGTCATAACTATATTTTTTTAAGTTTTATTTTTATCGACTTCAAATTTCTTTCACCTCCGTCCCAGAAGCATGAACGTCTAAGATAGAAAGGTTGACCTTTAAGCCAAGGGAACTTATCATAGAAAGCCTTCCATTTCGCTCTTCCTGCTTTCAAAGAAGGCACTTCAATACAGCTTCTAGCATGGCAGCTACCAAAGACTAATGTATTATCACAAACATTTTTATCCATAACTATTTCTCCTTTGCTTTAACATTATACACTCCGTTTATAACTTCTACTTCATAACAATCGGGACAATAATGCTTGCCATCTATCATTTCCCAATCAGAGTAGTCACCAATATCAACTTCTTTGTTACTGAATAGTGCAGAGCAAGTGTCTGTACCGCCAAATACTTCTCCGCATCTATCGCAAACAATCTGATACATTGTAATCGGTCTATACATAAGCTATTCCTCCTCTAAAATTCCAAAGACCGCTCCGTCGTCAAAGGTAAATCTTTTCATAATTTTATCCGAATTAAAGCCACCGATACAATTTATATCTATATTTTCTTCGCTAATAATAAGAGTAATTAAGGAACGACTTCCATCTTCCTTAGACTTTATCCACCCGAACGGCTGATGCTTCTTCATCTCAGTCCAACATTCTTCTACATTGGCAAAAGGGCGGTACTTTGCTTTCGCCTTACTATCTGGCTTGATGCGGTATTCAATATTGCTCCAAAACTCAATCTCTTTCATTTCCGTCCATTCATTCATATCTTGCCAGCTTTTGCTTAATGCGCTTGGTTTTGTTCTACACTCAATTACCTTTCCTTCTGCAAATGCCTGAATAATAGGCAACAGCTCTGCTGCTTCTTTACGATTCATAATCACTCCTCCAACTCTTTAAGTGCCAAGACTAACTCATTTTGAATGTGAATTGTAGTGCCTTCACTTAATTTTATTCTTTTAGTTCCTAATATCTTAGAAACATTATTAATATGAATTATCGCTTTTTCTTTACTCATTGCTTATTCTCCTTGATGATTACCATATTCCATCCGGATCTCGTATGATGTGTAATTTCACCTTCATCATCAAAAGCTTCTATTCTAGCCCTTGTGATACCGATTTCAGTAACATTCCCTATTAGGATACGTTCATTATTGCAATTGGAAAATAAAACCTTATCACCAATTACAATTTCTTTTCCAAAAAAATCTTTCATATTCTCTCTTTTTACCCTCTCCCTTTTACAGGAGAGGGTGGTTAGTTACTCATTAACTTCAACAAACTTTCCGTTTTTAAGTTGATACCAAGTATCAGCCTTGATATTCTCTCCATCAACGTACTCCGTCTTAACACATACTGGAACATCACGTTTCTTTTCATCGCTCCGTTTCCATTCTGCCAGAGTTATCCATGAGCCTACCTTTGCTTTCGCTATTGAACTGTTGCCAGCACATATGATAACGGAATCTTCTCCAGTGCTATCAATCTTAGCAGAGTAGCCCGATGAGCCAATCTTAGCAGAGTAGCCCGATGAGCCAATCTGAGCATAGTCGCCCGATGAGCCAATCTTAGCAGAGTAGCCCGATGAGCCAATCTGAGCAGAGTCGCCCGATGAGCCAATCTTAG